ACAGGCTGTGCCCGTCGAGGAGGACGTGCCCGAGGACGCGCCCGCCGTATTTGTCCCACTTCTCGATCTGGATCTCGACGCTCTGCGCCATCGCGACCGCGCTCTTGGTGAACGCGCTCGCCTCCGCCGCCTTCTTGGCCTCCGCCTCGCACTGGGCGCGCGGTGCCTTCTCCGGCGTGTCGATCCCGAGGACGCGGATCGAGAGCTTCGGAGGGAGCGGATCCGGCAAGAAGCCGACCGCGATCTCGACGGTGTCGCCATCGATCACGCGGTTGATCTTGTATTGCTCCGCGAGCGCGGGAGCCGCGAGGACGACGAGCGCGGCTGCGACCCGGAGCATCATTTCTTTAAGACCTTCCCGAGCTTGCCAAGCATCCCCAAAGGGGAGCCGGTGACGGACGCCTCGATCGCCTTCTCGATCGGAGCTGGCAGATCCACCTTATCGAGGACGGCCTCGACCGCCTTCTCTTTCACCTTGCGCCCGACGAGCGCACCGACCAGCTTCATCCCGATCATTCTTGGATCTCCTGTCTCGGCGGCTCGTCATCGTTGCCGCCTTTGCTGCGGTTGTTTCCTGCCGCCATCACGCCGCCCAGCGCGCCGACGATGAACGAGGCGAGCGGGGTGAGGAGCTCAAAGAACTTCTGATCGTTCGGCGAGACCTCGAGCGGCTGCGTGATGAAGACCAGAGAGTAGAGCACCGCGAAGATCGTGCCCCCAAGGATCACGACCAGCGAGCACCCGATGAAATAGCGCAGGCGCGCCTCGAGCATTTCCGGGTCGTTCTTATTGCGTGACATAGCTTGAGCCTCCTGTGAGATCGGACGGGCACGTCCGGGTTGCCGAGCATATCGGCGGTGAGCATTGCGGCGTTTCGACGTTAGCCGGATCCATGCACGGGTAGCGGTAGAAGCCGTCCCCTGAGACATAGAAGATCCCGGCGAGCGCGCCGACGAAGCCTATCCAGACCAGTTTTTCGATCATCGCATGGGGTTCCTTACTAGATCGTCCATCGCCTTCCAGAGATCCTCGATCTCCGCGTCGTATTTCTCGAGCTTGCCCGCGAGCCCGCTCGTGACCGCGTCCGACTTCTCGACCATCGAGCGGAGCTCGAGGAGCTCCTTTTGCTGCTCGAGGATCGTCGACATCTGCGTGCTGATCGCGGAGAGCTTCGGCGCGAGCCCGCGCACGTCATTGTCTTGGATCGCCTGCTCGAGGGTCTGGACGCGGCTCTCGACGCCCAGCACGCCCTCGACGCTCTCCTCGACGGCCCAGAAGCGGTTGACCGTGTCATAGCCGACGTAAACCGCGCCGCTGATCCCCGAGAGCGCGGGAAGGGCTGCGGCGAGCCACCAGCCCTTGACGTCGATCCCTGCTATCCGCAGGCCGTTGGCTTCGGGCTCCTCGCTCAAGAGCCATACTCTGCCGCATAGACATCCTCGAGCGTCACGAGGTTCGCGCCGAGGAGCCCGGTAAGCCCGATCCCGAAGGCGTCCGCTCCCGTGATGTTCATGATGTCGGCCGTTGCGCTGTAAACCGCTGTCGCGCCGTAGAGGCTCGCGCCGCTGGTCGAGGCGTAGGCGTCGAGCGTCCCGGTCATCGTGGTGTTCCGCGACGCAGCGAGGAACGCGCCCGCATCCCGGGCATAGGTCTGCACCGCGCCGAGCGCGCTGTTATAGCTCGAGACGTCGGCCGAGCTGATCGTCATGTCGGTGTTCTCGAGCGCGACCTGCACGACGAGCTGCTCCTGCACGGTGTCGGCGTTCGCGGCCATATTGGCGATCGCCTGCACCGTCATCAGGACGGCCGTCGCTGCCACGAGATCGTCGACGGCGAGATCGAGGTTCGCCATCGCGGCCGTGTGCTGATCTTCGAAGAGCATGGCGGCGTTGTAATAGGTCGCGTCGATCACGTCGTCGATCGCGCTGTTATAGGCCGTGACCATCTGCGCGGAGATTGCGGCGTCCTGCATCACGCCTGCCGCGATGATGTCGCCCTGCCCGGCGCTGTAGACCGCGCCGACCGTGAGATCCTGCGCGGCGGAGAGCTGGTCAAGGATTGCCTGCGCCGACCCCTGAAGGTTCTCCATCGTCTCCTCGGCGTGAACGGCGGAAGCGTTCAGAAAGAAGAGGACCGCTGCTTTCTTGAGGTAGGACATCCGGGAGCTCCTCGCCCATCATCAGAAAAGCGTCCCAGAAGCCCGGGTCGCCCGCGTATCCTACCACATAAATCGCGGGCTGGGAACGCATCGCCATGTAGGCGTCGCGCCCGGTGAGGAGCTTGCCGGTCTCGATCGAGTAGATCGGGCAAGGCGTGCTCGCGAGCGCCATCGCCCGAAAGACCTCCGCGCTGCTGCACATGACCGAGATCCCCGAGACCTGTAGACCGAGCCCGCCGGTCTCCTGCGGCGTGCCGAGGAGCCTCGCGTCTTTCCTGCGGTTGCACGCCACATCTTGCTCCATGCGCCCCTCGGCGCGCCCGAAGATCGAGATCTGGAAAGCGTTCTGCACCGGGATCAAACAGCTATCGTTCCCGCCGCCACCCATGACCGTCGGAGCTGCGGCCGTCGGGACCGGCGTCGAGAAGGGCGCGCTCCCGGATCCGTTATAGTTCGTCGTGCTCTCCGCGGTGTTATTGTTCGACCCGATCGTCGAGTTCGTGTTGCCGCTGTTGGTGTTAAGGTCGCCGGTGACCTGCGCCCCGGCGCTCGTCGCCATCAGTAGACCGAGCAGAGCGCCCCCATGACGTCGCGCGTATCGCCGGAGCAGAGGAGCTCGTTCGCCGCGTCCTCGTGCGCCATATAGTAGAGCGTCTCCGCGTTCTGCCGGATCTCGCATTGCGCGTCCCCCTTTGGGCAAGCGGTGGTATAGGCCACCGAGGAGACGGTAACAGGCCCGCAGCCCGCGACCAATAGAACCAGTGCCAGCCTCATTTTACCATCTCCCAAGATAGCGCCCCCAGAAATATAGACCAATGCCAGAGACGACGATCGCCACCGCGATGATGCCGGTCCAGAGCGCGAACTCGACCAGCCCCTCGATGATCTCGCGGCGGCGGTAAACCTGTTCGCGCTGTTGCTCCCTCACGCGGCGCTCAATGGCCTGAAACTCTAGCCATGCGTCGTTCCCATATGAAAAGCTAATGAGCTGGCGGAGCTCCCGCCTTTGCTGCTCGCATTGCTTCTGGGCGGCGAAGATGTCGATCGCGCTTTGCTGGGAGGTGCTCCCGAACAGGGTCTTGAAGACCCCCGGCGGCTCGTTGGCGCGCTCCGCAGCATAGGCAATATCCGAGACCGCCTTGCCCCATTCGGAGAGCTGCGAAGCCATGTCTTGGATCTCGCGCCCGGCCGCGATGCCCTGCTTGAGCATCGAGAAGGCTTTGCTCCCGATACTGAGGGCGATCCCTATGCTGGCCGGGTCGAACATCGCGGTCTCATTTTGCCAAGCTCCGCATCAGCTCGTCGATCTTCTTGTCGAGGTTGTCGAGCCGCACGAGAACGCGGTTGATGTCCGCGTGCATGTCGGCGCGCGTAACGTAGTCACGGGCTACTTCCTCGCGCGTCCGGTTAAGGAGGATCTGCAAGCGTTTCAGCTCGTCGACGTGCGACTTGAGGATCCAGCCGACGAGACCGAGCGCGCCGCTGAGAACGAGGCTCCAAAGCGTTTCCGGGGTCATGTTAGCAAGCCATCAACACGCACGGGACAGCGTAGGAGCCATCCGCGTAGGTGATCGAGTTTGCGCGAATTTCGGACATCAGTTGGCCTCCAATGCGGTGATGCGGGCTTTCATGCTGGCGATCTCAGTCAAGGCCTCTTGCAGCGCAGCGGTCAGCAGAGGCACCAGCTTGCTCTGGTCGATGCCTTGGTATTGCGGGTTGCCGTCAGCATCCACAGCGTCTTTCTCGCCAGTGACAGCTTCAGGAACAACAGCCTGTGCCTCGTGGGCAATGAAGCCATCGACACGGGAGCCATCAGCCTTCCACGCAAAGTTGACAGGCTTGAGGCCCATGAGGCGCTCAGATGCACCTGACATGGGTTGCCAATCTTCTTTCAGGCGGTAGTCAGAAGAGGTGTTGTAGGCGGTGGCGGTTGTGGTGACAGAAACAGAGCCTACAGTGGTGCCGTCCCTGCGGAACTCCACACAAGACCCATTGCTGGTTCGACGATTAAACACACCACTAACATCGCCTGAACGAGAACCCCAAACCGTACCAGCGGCTTGCAGGGCGCAGCCATCTGCTAAATTCCCGGCAGTAATATTACTGAACGCCGTCGTCCCAACCAGCAACCTCCCAGCGTTGTCAATCCGCATGATTTCAGCCCCACCCTCAGCGAAGGCAATCGTATCCGCATCCGGGAAGAAGATACCCGTGTTGCTGTCACCCGTGGGGTAGATCGCAGGCGCACCCGCGCTGCCCGCTGGCACCTCGTTGGCGAGACCCGAGACGTTCACAGTCCCCGTCGCATCCGGCAGCGTCAACGTCCGATCCGTGTTGCTATTGGGCGAGGCGAGGGTGAAGTTCCCCGTGCCAGAGGCATTGCCCGAAAGTGTGATGCGGCTCATTGTGCGGCCTCCAGTGCGGCGATGCGGGCGGTAAGTTCCTGAACGGCTTTCACCAACGTGGCGACCAAGAACGAGGTGTCTACGCCCTGATACTGCGGGTTGCCCTCGGCATCTACAGCGTCCTTCTCACCCGACACGCAATCAGGCACGACAGCTTGCAGTTCATGCGCGATGAAGCCTTGGCCGTCCGAGCCGTCAGCCTTCCATGTGTAAGTCACAGGGTTCAACTGGGCGATAACCGCCAGAGCATCCTGCATGGGCTGGACGTTCTCTTTCAGGCGGTAGTCGGAGGAGGTGTTGTAGGCGGTGGATGTGCCGTTAGTGCTAATGGAGCCGACTTGAGTTGGTCCGTTGTAGTAGAACCTAACAATGTCTCCAGTGCTGGTCTTGCGCCCCAAAACCCCGGCTGGCCCACCAGAACACATAGCGCGAATAATATTATCCGAGCCTAAAGAAATGCCTCCAACATTGCTGGAAATAGGATCAGTTGCCGTTGTTGCAACCAGCAGGTTCCCGCTGCTGTCGATGCGGGCGCGTTCGGTGCCAGCAATCTTAAACCGCAGATCGCCAGTGGTTCCAGTATTGCCGGAACAATATGACGTAATCGACGCCATGTTACTATTAGGATTGTCAGTATCCAGACCTACCCATTGGATACCGCCCAAAGGCTGGTCAGCAACAAGCGTGGTGTCAGTATTGACGATGTTGAAGTATCTCGCTCCAGATGGATCAACGTTTGCTCCTTCGTATCTAAGTTCGACGTTTCCATTTACTTGGAGAAGGCCTGCCGAAACGTTTGTCAGGGGGGCGCTTGTGGATGGCGTTAGGCCAATCCCCACGTTGCCTGCGCTGTTGATACGCATACGTTCTGCGCCATTTGTTTCGATCAACAAAGGATAGGTAGATAGGCTGGAGATATAACTGGCGTCATCCGAATGGTAGACATACATGCCCGGATTGCCATCGTATCTCATAAAGTTAATGCCGCCAGCACGATCTGTTTGAGATGCGCTGTTGCCCTTCAACTCAAGCGTTGTAATGCCCGTTCCAAGGGATGTAGGCGAACTCGTCCCGATCCCCACGCCGGTCGAATTTACCGTCACCATAGCCGAACCCGAGATTATATGCTGGATCTGCCCTGCGGTGGTTGAGGTGATGTAGCTCGTCTCCGCGCTGTCGACCGCGACGCGCGCGACGTTGTTCGTCGCGTCGATCACCGCGACGGTGATCGATTGCGCGCCGTCATACATCTTGAGCTCATAGTTCGCCGACGTGGTGTCGGCCCAAAGCATCCCGGCCGTGATGTAGCTGGGCGCGCTCGAGCCGCCGTGGGTCGAGTGCAGCGCGTTCCGCCATGAGTTCAGATCGGTCGCGAGCGCGGTCCCGCTCTTGGTGTTCGGATCAATTGTCCCGAAATCATATTGCGACATTTAAGTGCTCCTCTCTCTGCCGAACCCGATCGCTTGATAGTCGAAGGACCGACTTATCGCGGTTCCGGCGCTGTTGCGGAAGATAACATCGAAACCCGAGCGCGTCTTGCCAGAAATCTCGTAATAATCGCCGGTCTGCATGTTCTGAGCGGCGATCGTCACCGAGCGCACCTCCTTGAACTTAGGCGAGAAGACGACCGAGTATGTGCCCGCGCCGGAGGTGATGTCGTTCCCCTTGGCGACGCGATCCGGCATATCGATCGTCGCGCTCAACGCGGTCACGGTCGGGCTTAGGGTCAACGAGAGCGAGCTCATATAAACGCGGAACTTGATATGGCGCGCGGTGTAGTCCCCGACGACGAACCTCCGCCATCCTTGGTAAACCGGCGTCGCGCTGTCGACGATCGAATAGTTGATTTGCAGCTCGACGAAGACGTCGTCGCCATTGTCTGTTCCGGCGATAGTTGCGATCTCGGACAGGGTCGTCCACGTCGACATCGTAAACAAGCCGCCCGCTGTCGCGGTGACGGCGTCGAACGTCACCCGCGAACTATAGACCTCGGTGAGATCCGTCTCTCCGAACTCATAATACCCTTCGTCGGCATACCCCGTATCGCCCGTGAAACCGATATACTGGACGGCGGCGAGCGTCGTCCATCCTGCCATAAAGTTTTGGCTCTCGAGATGTAGGTTCCCGTCATAGACTTGGACCGAGGTCATAGTCCCAGACCATGCCGGGTTCTCGGTGATCGTCTCGATCACGTTTTGCGCGGCCGGATCCTCGAGAGAAGCGTTGATATACTTTGCGGCGCTCGATCTGTTTTGCAGGACGTCGATCGCCTTGATCGCGTAGGATCCCGAGCGGCTCGGGACCGTGAACGAGCGCGTCTCTCTCGGGATACTGTTCGAGATCGTGGTCATCGTCGACCAGTTTGTATTGTCTTGATCCGCAGAGTAGCGGATCTCGTAACCGATCACGTCGACCGGGATTGAGGGATAGGTCCACTGGACATAGGTATGCTCCCCGATCGTGTTGATCGTGAAGGTGTCGACGGCCGGAGGTTTTGCCGATGCCCCGATGACTTGGTGGTTCGCGACGTTTACGAAGGCGCTCGTCGACGATTGATCTGGGCCGATAGCGCGCACGCCGAGGTCATAGTCGATATTGCTCTCGACCGGAAAGAGCGGAACATAAGGGCTATCGATCGGGCTATATGGCATATAGGTGAACGGATCATCCGAGCCCGATCTGCGAAAGCGCGCTTGGAAAAACTCGGTGCGCGTGACGGTGCCGTCGTTGCTCTTTGCCGTCTTTCCTGCCTGCACATAAAGATAGATCGACGGGACGACCGCGCCGCTCGAGGTGACCTGCAAGGCGCGCGCGTCCGATACGATACTCTTGATAGACGGCCGGGGTGGTCCGACAAACGACGTCGAGATCGGCTCCGAAAGCACGGTCGTATAGACGGGGATCGAGGTGGCCGAGTTGTAGATCTCGGGAGAGTAGGGCACGCAGGTGACTTGCGCGCCGAGATCATCGATATATTCGATCGCCGAGATGATGACCTCGAGGCTCTCGATGTTCTGCTCGCCGAACTGATAGAGATCCCCGGGGTTGACCGACGTCCCCCCGCTCGTCACGACGACGGTCGAGCTCGTGTCGGTGGTCGAGGATGCGGCGACCGTGAGCGCGAGCGTGTCTCCGGTGGTCGTCTCCCGGACGCGCAGCGTGTAGGTCTTCCCCGCCTCCCGCGTCACCGGCTCGTCGAGGACGATCGTGTTCGTCGAGCGAGAGACGACGCGCCCGGACATCTGCCCGATCCCCGGCACGTCATGCGTGAGCCTGCACAAGTCGCCGCGCAGCGCGACGAGGTGCTCGATGTCCACCTCAAACGTGAAGATCTCCGGCCGGAGGCGTGCCGAGGCGATATAGTGCCGCCCGAGCTTGTAGACGTTGTCCGGGTCTGTCTGCCCGGGAAGATCGATCACCTGAAAGGTCGTCGCGTTGTTCGCATTGAACCCGTCGTCATAGACGACGCGCTCGTCCTCCCGATAGCCCCGATCCTTGTTGAAGAACCGGATCCGCAGCGCGTCCGGGATCTCGTTGTAGATGATCCGCCCGGAGAAATTGCGAGTGTTGCGCGGCGTGAAGTGCTGGACGACGGTCGTTCGCGGCTTCTCGATGATGACCGTCCATTTGTCGTCGACATAGGCCGGGCTCGCCTTCCCTGCGTTCGCCACATCCTGCAAGAGATCTCGGACAGAGAGCTGGAAGTCGATGACCTGATCGAAGGCCAGCCCGTTCGTCGAGCAGAACTCATACCACGCGCCAAGATCAGCGTCGTTGACGTTCGCGGCCGCGACGGGCTTCTTGTTCGGCGCGCCCTTGAGGACATAGCGGAAGATCGCGGCCGGGTTCGAGGTCACGCTCGTCGCGGTCGTCCACGCCGAACCGTTCCACGTCGGGATCTTTAGCGAGACGACCGCGTTGAGCTGATCGACGACGCCGTTAAGCTGGTCGGTCGCCTTGATCCGGAACGCGCTTTTCGCAATGCCCGAAAGCTTCACCGGCTCCGCCCGAGTGTTGAACGAGCTGAGATCTGTCCAGAAGGCGCGGTCGACGATCTTGGCGTTGGTCAGTCCCTGCTCTGCCGATGTCCGCTTGATCCGGACATCATACTCCCCCTGAGTGAGCCCGCGAACGCGCTTTGCCACGCGCTTCGGCTGCGCGGTGTCGTCTGTATAGGTGGTCTCGAACCAATCGGTCCAAGTCCCGGAGCTTGCGAGCTTATACTGCCCCTTGATCGTCGCCGAGGCGTTGACCCGCGCGCCCTTTTTGTTGAACGAGCAAAGGCCGGAGGGGAATGTGATCGTCACCCCTATCTCTGTCGTATTAGCTGCGGTGCGGCGCTCGTCGTAAGTGGTCGTCAGGAGGAGAGACAGGTCCTCTTGCGAAGCATCCGCCGGATAAAGATCGAGTTCGGTGGCCGAGCCATCGAAATCGTGCTCGGTTTCGACGTCCTCATAATCCGCGATCGGAGTGTTGCCGATCTTGATCTGCGAAACTGAGACCGGCCCGTAGCCCCAGATCACGACGAAGCGCAGATATTGGTTATTGGCTGCGACCTCGGTGTAAGGCGTCGCGCCATAAGGCGGGACCATTTTATGCGTGCCGAGCACGACCGGGACCGGCGCGAACGGCGCAATATTATTGCGCGCTGCGGAGATCGCATAGGTCGGGCTCTCGGCGCGGTTTTGGCTTTGGCGCGGCCCGAATAGAGCTGATGCGGCGTAGGTGATCGCGATCGAGATCGCGGCCCCAGCGACCGCCAAAGCGAAGGCCGACGCGCCGGCTCCCAAGACCGCTCCCGCAATTGTCGGAGCTGCGGCGGACGCGAGGATCGAGATGATCGTGACAGGGTCTTGCGGAACGAGCCGCAAGAAAACCGACGAGCCCGACTTCGGCCGGATCTTCGACCAGAGCTGCGGCTCGATATAATCCCCGCCAAGAAAGGCGCTGATATGATCCCGATCGAGCTCGTTCGGGACAAGCGCCTCGATCAGCTCCGCGAGCGTGCCGGAAGGCGAGACGCGCACGACGAGCCGGTCGCCCTGCGCGAGCGGGTTCAGGACCAGCGTCACCTCGATATATTCGGTGAGCGCGCTCTCTCTGTATGGGGTGAGATCATTCAAGGCGATAAGCTCCGATCACGCGCTGCAAGAAACGGTTGTCCCCCTTATAGCGCGAAATACACGAGCCGACGACTGCTTCTGCATGAAGAACGAAACCCGGCTCGGTGACGATCCCGCAATGGGTCGGACGCCGCTTGCCCCGGTGAACCCCCCACATATGCAGCACATCCCCGGAGCGCGCCTGCTCGAGCGGGATCTCGCGTCCCGTCGAGGCGAAGTCCGCGACGGTCTCTGCGCCGCCCTCGATCTGCTCCTCGAGCTCATTGAAGCGCGGGAGCCGGATCCCGAAGACCTCGCTGTAGACCATGCAAACGAGCCCCCAGCACGACACGCCGTCGCGCGTCGAGCCGTTCCATTCGAACGGGAGACCGACATAGTCGTTCCACCAGTTAGAAGATGCCGGGGAAAGTAGCGGGCGAGAAGGTTGCACTTGGGAAGGGCTCCGTCAGAAAGTTGTCGATCGTCAGATCGATGTCCATCACATCCGCGTTATAGGCGACCGAGGCCATCACCAGCCCGGAGATAGACTGCAAGATGGTGTCCGGGTCGGCTGCGTCGATTACCTTGATCGCGACTGTCGCGCGCTCGCGCTGCCCGGCGACCGTTCGCAGCACATTGAGCTCGCTCGTGACGTGCGAGATGCGAAGGCGCGCCCTGATCTGTAGATCCGGATCGTCTGGTGGGATCGTGATCGAGAAGGGATATGCGGTGTAGGTGTCCCCGTCGGAGGTGACGTTCTCGGTGTTGTTCACGAAGCGGAACGTCCCGATATCGCTGTGATAGACGTCGAGGAGCACAAGAAACGCGCGGCTCGTCGTCTGGGAGTTGACGGCCGTGATGACCGTCGTCGGGAGCGTGCGCGGCATTACGGGAGCACCTCGAGCGCGAGGTCGATGCGCCATTGCGCCGTCCCGGCGGTGCCCCCGCCTGCGACGGCCGAAAGGGTCGGAGGCTGCACGAAGCGCGCCGAGATCGTCGAGAAGTCGGCCGGATCGATGAAATCGAACTCGTCCGTCCCTTCGGAGATCGTCGTCTTGTAGAAGGTCTCGAACGTCGCGCGCTCGGTGCCGGTGAACAGCATCGTCCCGGAAAGGAAGCGCGCCGTCGCGGTGAACCGCTTGCGCTGCTTATAAGGCCCGGTGTCAGTCTGCGAGCGGATAAAGCCCTGCTGTCGCGTATCCTGCACGCCGACCTCGAAGTATTGCGGAAGTGTTCCCGGCCAGATCGCCATCTTTTAACCCCTCTGCTGCAAGCGGTTTGAGAGACCAAAGGTCGTGCGGATCGCCCGATAGCTCGGCCCGCCGGACGTGATGTCTTGCGCGATCGCGCGCCCGATCTCGACCACGATGTTCCCGGCGCTGTCGCTCGAGGCGGTGGCCTCTTGCCCGCTGTAATTGTTGATCGTGATGCTCGGCGCGCCGCCTCCGCTTGCGATGACGCCCAGCTTGCCGTCTGCGCCGCGCGAGAGCGGCATGATCGCTTCCGGCCCGGCCTCGCCCATGAGCCCGATCCCGTTAGCAAACGGGAAGACCGTCGGCCCGCCGACGACGCCGCCCTTGGCGAAGGCTGTGACGCCTCCGGCGTCGAAGACGTTTCCGTTGGCCGAGAAGATCCCCTTGATGCCCTCCGCGATCGGCCCCGCGAATTGCTGCGCGAACAGATCCTGCGCGACCTTGGCAAGGACGTTCGAGGCGAAGGAGAGGAGCGCGTCCCCGAGATCTGCGGTCCCCTTGAGGACGGACGCGAAGGCGCTGTTGAGCTCGTTTTCGATCGTGTCTGCGACCCCTGCCACCAGCTTCGTGAACGGGTCGAACTTAGCGTTCAGATCCTCGAGCGCGCGGCTGTAGACTTCGCCGTTGATCGCGCCGACCGCGAACAGCGCCTCGACCTTCTCGAGCTTTGCGGCGTAGCGTTCCGCCTCGGTGCGGGTGCTCTCGTAGAGACGCGCTGCCTCTCTCTCGACGTCGCTGATCGTCTTCGCTCCGCCCCTCATTGTCTCGTTGAGCTTGGCGGTCTCTGCGTTGAGCCGCGCCGTGGCCTCTGCGTCGGCGACGACCTGCCCCTGCATACTGGTGAACTGCCCGCGCAGGATCGCGTCCTGTGAGCCCCGCAGAGCCCCGGCGGATCTCTGGAACTGCGCGGCCGCGAGCGCGCCCGCCTGCCCGACCGGATCTCCGGCGAACTGCCGCCGGATCTGCGCGTCTTGAAGCGCGGCGGAGGCGTTCGCGGCCGCAGAAAGAGCGTTGCCCGCAGCTCGGCCGAGCTCGTCAGCGATCCGCGCCGCTTGATTGGCTGCGCCGCCCAGCGCGCCCTCGAGGTCGACGTTGTCGAGATCCTGCCCGGCCTTTGCAGCCTCGCGCAGCTTGAGCGCGGTCTCGATCGCGGACGCGACGAGATCCTCGTTCGCGCCGGTGGCGCGGGATAGCACGTCGGCGATCTTGGCGACCGCTGTCGCCTGATCCTCAAGCGTCGTCGCCGCCTCCGCCTCCCGGATCCCGGCTTGCAGCGCGAGAAAAGCGTTCTTCGTGAGCCCGAGCTCGTCGGCGAGCTCTGCCGCCGCGCCGGTGCCGGTGATCTTGAAGATGTTCACCGCAGAGCTTGCGATCCGGTATTCGTCCGCGATCGCTTTGACGGCGTCGGCCGCTTGGTTCTGCGCGGCGAGCGCCTGCTGATCTCGCATATGCCCGAGGAGCTTCACCAGCTCCGCGTCGATCATCCCGTATTTTTCGGCCAGCCCCTCGAGGCTCGCCATCTCCTGCGATAGGTCTCGCATCGAGCCGATCGTGTCGGAGAGATCGTCGAGCGTTTCTTGCAGCGTCTTCGCGTCCGCCGCCGTGCTCATAAGCATGGGCAAGAACGAGAGGAACGCGCCTGCCGCGACGCCGACGACGGCCCCGAGCGGGCCAAAACCTCCGACAAGCTGCGGAAGTTGTTGCCCGAGCGTGCGCGTGACCGGGACGCCCATCGATAGCTGGACGATGATGTCTTGAAGCTGGAAGCTCGCGTTCTGGATCGCCGACGAGTTGCGGCTAAACGCCTGCCCCAGCCCCTGCACCGCCCCTGTCATGGGTCGAGCGGTGCTCGCGACCTGCGTCTGGGCGCTCGCCGTAGCGCGGAGCTGATCCTCGAGCGTGTCGGCCGCGCCCGCCGCGCCCTTTGCAGCGTTCTGGAACTGCCCGAGCTGCTGGGCCGACTGCGCCGCGCCCTTGGTTTGGACCTCGACGCCGAGATTGACTATGTCTGCCACTTCTTAGCCCTCTCTTGGTGCCATAGAGCGTCCAGTTCGGAGATCGCGTCGACCTCGAGCGGCGTGAAGATCCGCCCCGTGAGCGAACTATACGCCAAGACCTCGGAAAAGGCTATTGGCGCGTCGGCCTGTCGAGCGCGGTGCAAGCGCAAGAAAACGCCCCAGAACTCGGTCAGCGCCTCCGGCAAGGGCGGGACGTCGAGCTCTGGTGGCCGGATCCCCGTCGCCTTCGCGGCCTGCTCGTAATGCTCGCGCAGCGTGATCCCGTCCTTGTCCTTCTGCGCGAGCAGAAAAACCGCCCCGGCGTGCGCGATCAGCTCCCCGAGGCTGCGCCGAAAAAATTGGCGCGGTCCGACGCCGCCGCGAAGACATCATCGCGCAGCCACGACGGGAGCTTCCCGAAGATCTCGGGCGCGTCCTCGATTTTCGGTGTCGCGCCTCCGACTTCAATATGCCAGCGCGCCGTGATCCGGCCGAGGAACGCGATCAGCTTCTCGGTCGGGTCGGCGATGTCGAGCCGAGCGACCTCGGCCAGAGCGTTGCGATATTGCCGGGTGTCGGATCCATAGAGCTCGATCCACTGAGGAGACCCGTCCGCGTGCGGGACGGGTTCCTTGGTGATCGGATGCAGGATCTGATAAGTGTAGGTGTCGCGGAAGGTGAGGTCGTAGAGGTCCATGCGATGCCCTATCAGGAGGTCGTGCGGGTGATCCGGAGCTGCGTCCCGGTCGAGCTGTCGCGCAAGGCGACGAACGGGATCGTGATAAGCCGGGATTGCGGGTTTGCCACCGGGACGGCCGCGCCGTTGATCTTGATCCGAGGCATGAGGAGCGTGTAGTTCAGCCCGGCGACGCGGTCGTCCAGCACGATCGAGAGCGAGCTCTCGGTCTCCCCGAGGAACTTATCGATCAGCGCCTTGTCCTGATAGTAGACGGTCATCGTGCCCTCGAGCGTCGACATCCCGAACTCCATCTGAGGAGTGGTCGTCGCGCCCAGAACGAAGGACGGGTTCAGGTTGTTGTTGAGCGTGAAATCAATCGCGTTCACATAGGCGATCGCGCTCCCGCCTTCTTCGATCGCGCCGGAAAAGCTGTCGAAAGGCTCGTTGCCCGAGGCGGCGGTCAAGGTCGCGTCGAGCGGGCTCGTGCTCTGGGTCATATTCTTGCCGATGATCCCGAAGGTCGCGGTCGTCATCTGGTTCGGTGCGATCGACATCTGCATCGTGTTGACCATGCAGCCACTGAACGCGCGATACTGTGTGATGTCGAGCGCGCCGTCTTCGGCGGTGAACGACTTCACGGTCGTGCCGGTGTTTAGGACGTTGGTCGAAAACGCGCCGAACAGCGCAGCCTCGAGAAGGAAATCATAGTCCGCCGGGCGCATCTCGACGACGATGTCGCCCGAGACGGTGCGCTGCCCGTGCCGGTCGATCCGAGGCATACGGTCGGGAGTGATCTCTGCCGATTGAACGCGCGTCTTGGTGAGATCGAGCGAGTGAGTGTTGAACGGAAGCGCGACCATTGCCGGGGTGCCCGGTGTCGTGCCGTAAGTGCTCTCGACCACATAGGCGAGCTGCGTTCTGGAACCCTGTGCAAAAGCCATTTCTGAGCCCTCCTATTATGAGCTGGTGTAGGTATACCACGAGATCGAGACGGTGACGATATACCACGGCGTATCGAGCACCGCGACCCCGCGTTCGGCATAGTTGAAGCGGACGGTCACGCCGCCCGAGGTTAGACCGGTGTCGACCGTGAACGCCGCGCGGATCGCGTCGGCCAGAGCGTCCGCTGCCGCCGGTCCTGCTCCCTCTGGGAGGTGCGCGGTCACGAGGAAGCTCCCGTCGTGCCGGATCTGCGGGCTCGGCCCGCGCACGGCCGGGCGGCTCGTCACCGGGACGAGCGCCATCCGGACCCAAGCGGTGTTGGTCGTCGGCGTGAAGCGGACGTTCTCCCAAGCGCGATTGCTCGAGGACGGGATCCCCGAGACGTTTGCGATCTGCTGTTCAAGCGCCGCGCGGATGTCCTGCATAACGGTCATGGGATCCCCGTCGCCTTGATGTTTCGGATCTCGGTCACGACGTCGGCGGCGATCGCCGAGGACCGCGCCAGCACCTTGCGGAGGAACTGCGTCTTCGCCTCGACGAAGATCGCATAGTTCGCGCCGTTGAGGAGGTAGATCGAGCCGTCGAGGTTTGCGATAGATCCGGCTTGCCCAGAGAGGCGAGCGAGCGTCGCTCCGGGCGCGCCTGCTGTCGCCTCGCCGGGAGAAGCGCCGGGAGACCCGGTAAGCGTCGGGGAGAGAAACCACGACGCTCTGAGCCTCCCGGTCTTCACCGGCGTGCCCCGCACGACCTCAAGCGAGAGCCGGTTTGCAAATTCATTGCGCGCCTGCGCGACCGTGACGCCCGCCTTCTCGGCGAGCTTGTCGAGGTCGACTGTGATCTGTTGAAGGATCTGCCCGTTCGCCATCATTCCCTCGCTTGGCAGATATAGGCGAGGATCGTCGCGCCGCTCTTGATCGTCTGGACCGAGACGACCCGCACCGCGTCGCCCTCTCCGCGCAGCTCGTCGTCGATCTGCGGTGTCTTCGAGAGCGCGGTCCCGTTATAGGTCGCGGCCATCACCGCCTTGCGGTCTCCGCGCTGGACGAGCGTCCCGTCGATGTCGCGCGAGGTGTAATTGAGAAAGACGACGCGCGCCGTCTCGTCGGCGTTCGACCCGCCCGAGACCGCGCCGGTCCCCGGGTTGTAGGATCCGCCATTGCCCGGACGCCGGAAAGTCAGATTGTAGCCGTGCTCCCGGAGGAGCGCGACGACATCCCGTTGCATCTCCGCTCCGGTCGGCATTGCGATCAGTCCTCGTCAAGCATGGGGTCGAAGCGCGGCGGGTTCGAGAACTGGTCGACCCGGAAGGCCGACGGGACGCGATCGAGATCGTCCTCGACGCTTTCCATCTCCGAAATCGACATCCCGCCCGCGACCGGCACGCCGAGCCCGACGGACCCCAGCCGCTTGCCCTCTTTTACGAGGCGAACGGCGAGCTCCGAGTATTGCTTGGCGCGCTGGGAATAGGAGGAGGAGACGCTCTCGATGCTGGTGTCGACGAGCCGGGAGTATTTCCCGGCGATCGTCCGGCACATGAGCGCGCCTGCGTTGTAGATGTCATCCGACGTCTGCGAGAGCGCGAAAGCGATCTCCTCGTCGGTGACCTGCTGATCGGTGGTGTCGGTGTCACCTACGAGGAGGCGCACGGCGTCGCGCCGCGTCGCCGAGGTCGTTGTGCCGGGCGCGCCCCCGTAGGTCCACGTCATTCTGCCACCTTCTTCGCTTTGGCCTTCTTAGCCGGTGCGGGATCAGGAACGTCCTCGGCGAGCTTTTCGCCGAGGCCTTCGTCTGTGAGGTCGATTTCAGGATTTCCGGGCGCGTAATGGCGGACCTTACCCGCCCGGAATAGGAGCTCGACCTTCTCTGCGGCAATGCCAAGGGCCTGCCAATCAAACGCCGCGCCTCTGTTGAACCGCCGCCCGTGAGCCACGAACGAGCGGAACGCAAAGAGCGGGTCCGACTTCTGGAAAGATCTCTGCTCGACTTTCATCATGCGACGATCGCGTCCCAGAAGAAGCCCAGAGCCGAGGAGACGAGCTTGTGGTCGTAGTGCGCGCGAGCGCGGATCACGTCCGTGTCTTCTTCATCGCGACGCTTGGTGTCGATGACGAAGCCATACTCGTTCGTGCCGCCCAGATAGCCTGCCCACGAGAAGGTGTAGCCTGCGGCCGGGGTCATGATGCCCGGAGCTGCCGGACGGTAGGTCAGCAAGCACTTCTTGCCCAGAATGAACGAGTGAGCGGCGGTGTCGCCCTCTGCTGCGGTGTTCTGGATCGCTTCGCCGACCATGACCTCGTCGACCTCGAAGATCTGCGCGAGCAGGTTCAAGGAGGCGATCGAGGGCTGGGAGGTGGTCGCGCCGCCGTTGATGCGACCCTGCACGTCCGGGTGATCGATCAGCGCCGAGTAAACTTGACGGCCCATGACCATCACGTTCGGCTTGATGCCGGTCGAACCGAGGATCGTGTCGATCCCGGTGCGGACGTTGCCGATCGGGTCGCCCGAGGTGGTGTCCGACCAGCGGATGACCTGCCCGGTCGACGGCGAAGAAGCGACGCCGGTGACGTCGGTTCCCCAGAGCCCGGTCGAGAAGAACGACGACGAGAAGTCGGCTTCCTTCTGGATCAGCATCTGGTGCGTCGCCAGCTCGGCGGCTGCGCGAGCGGGGTCTGCGGCCGGATCTGCGTTAGAGCGGACCTGATCGGGGATCGGGATCGCGACGCCATATTCCTCGCAGAAATAGCTGTCGTTCGAGAGGGCGTAGCCCACCTCGGACACGCGAGCACCGGCGGCGCGCTTCTTAGCGCCGTTGCGGTTGAAATGCGAGCGATCGAACGTGAAGTATTTGTCCGACTGCTTCTGCACCGGCACGTTCTGGAAAACGCGCGAAGCGACGAAGCTCTGCGGGTTTTGGAGGAGCGCCAAGGAGATGTTGGTAAGGGCTGCGTCAATGTGGAACGAGCCGACGGTGGGTTGGGTCATGATCTAAATCCCCTGCCTTATGCTGGAACTGCGCCGCGCGGCTGGAACAGGATCTCGATGATCCGCCCAGAAGCGCCGGTTTCAAGAGCCACGCCGAGGATGATGTCCCCGGTTGCGGCGTTTACTGCGGTGCCGTTCGCGTCCGAGGCCACGGGACCGCCACGGGTGACGACGCCACCGCAAACGACCTTGACCTTACCAGCGATCGCCACGAGCGCAGCGCGCCCGGCGGCGGCGGGAGCGTCTTGCAGGACGCCGTCCGCATCGAGACCGTCGCCGGTGGGGTCGATCTGACCATCCGCTGCGACGCTTACGAAATAGAACTGCTTCGTCGAGAGGTCAGCACCGGCCTCCAGAGTGACGCAGAGCATGTTGTCTTGAGTTGCCATCTGTGGGCCTCCTTACTGCACGTTGCGCTTGGCAAAGAGTTCCGCGCCGCGTCCGGTCTTGGTCACCTCGGCAAACGCCTTGGCGAACGTGACCTTCTTTTCGGCGGAGTAGTCTTCGGCCATTTTGTTGAGCTCGGTCATCGCGTCGGTCTCTTGCGGAGCGACGGTGCCGAACTCGCGGGTCAGCTTCGAGGCGACGGAGTTCGCGCCTTTCAGCATGGCATGAGCGGCCTTGCGAACGGCCTCGTCCGCGATCGCGTCGATCGCCTTGAGGACCGCGCCCTTGGTCGCTGCGTCGCCTGCGAGGTGCGGGATCTCGGCGCTCACGCGCTTCGTCAGCTCCTCGGCGGCGAGGCGCTTGTTGACCTCGGCCAGCTCGTCGGCCTGCTTGGCGATCACCGAGAGGACGCTCGCAGGGAGCACGCTCTTGAGGACCATCTCGCCGCCGACCTCGATGTAGTCTTCAGCCTTGCGCTTTTCGACGGTGACGGCGTCGTCGGCGATCTGCACGACGAAGCCTTCGCCTTCCAGCGACTTCGCAAGCGTTTCGACGGAAGCCGAGAGACGCTTGTTCGCGGCCTCGAGATCCTCGAGGCGCTTCTCTTGATCGGACATCGAGTTGTCTCCTTTGTCCAGATCGCCGGTCGGTCCGGCCCCCTTGTTGCGCCTCATACGCGCAACTTGCTCGCGGGCTTCGTCCTCGGACATCCCCCCCTCGATCAATTCTTTGATTTTCATCTCGTCCGGCGCGCTGTCGCGCTTAAACATGACGACGCGCGCTGCGGGGTTGGCGGGCTCGTCGACGAGCGAGAGCTCGATCAATTCGAGGTCCGTGACGTTAAACGGCATTTCTTTTCCCCATGCCCCCGATGCTAAAGGCGGCGAGCTCTCCGCTCTTAACCCTATTCCATACACTATCGTCGTGCACTTTCATAGCTACGACCCAGCCCTCGAGCGCAGAATGTATCCCAAGGGCTGCTCCGAGCTCCTTTGTGAGCGGGAAGGAGTGGATCACCTCCCCGATCTTGCCCCCTTCGTGCATCGCTTTCGCGGTGCGGACGTCGGCCATGAAATTGTCTGCGGCCTTCGTCATGACCTCGGGCGAGATGATGTCGCCTTGCCGGTCGACCATTGGCTTGCCGTCGATCGAGACGACCGAAGCCCAGCCCCAGACGATCCGCGCTTCGTCGTCCATTTTGAGGATCTTGGCTGCGCGCTTCTCGACCCGCGCCTCGAGGATCGCGCCGATCGCGGCCTCGATCACGGTCTCGATCAGATCCTCGGTCGGATCCTCGACTTCGGGCTGCTCCGGATCTAGGCTCTCCGGCATGATAAGCCCGGCCTCTCCGACCATCTCGAGATAAGCCTCGTGGGTCGCGCCCGGCATGTAGAACGCCTGCCCGTCCGGCCCTTCGGTCATATGCGCGACGAGCCCGAGCCCGAGCTGGTGCGCGCGCTGCACGGCCTCGATCGGCGTCGTGAAGACGTCGTCCGAGATCTGCCGCTTGCCGATGTTTTCCATCTTCGTCATCTCCGATACTGAGGTGCCACTTTCCCACATCTTGCAGGACCAATACCGCGCCGAGGTCTTGTCGGTCGCGCTGTCGCATGAGTGCCGCGCGCGGAAATTGGCGCGGGCTTCGGGGTCGTCCCGGCGGATCTCCATCTTCGGATCCCCGAACGTGACCCGGCGCACGCGCTCGCCGTCCTTGACGTAGACCCCGAACTTCTTGGTCGCGCCGCGCGGGAGCCGGAAGGGCTTGTCGAGCTCGACGTCGCGGCCCTCATACTGCGCCTTCTCGATGTAGACCCCGTCCTCGCCCTTCTTGTAGCCCGCGCTCTCGATCGCAGCATAGGCCGCGCCGAACGCCCGGCCCTCTTGATAGCCGCTGTCCATGCTCTCGTTGAAGACGCGCCGCCAGATCGAGCGCGCCTTGTCCGATGTCAGGACGCGCTTCACCGCGTCCGGGAGATCGTCGTTCGTCGCGTAGGGCATTGTCAGATCCTTCTCATGGTGGACGCGGGAGGACAAAAAAACGAGGAGGGCTCAAAAACGGCCAGAACCTCCGAGGGGTGACCCTGCGATAGCAGGGCTCCCCTTGGGGTTCCACCCGAAGATCCAGAGTGAGGAGAGGACAGGAGAATACTATAGGGAAACCTGTCCTCTACTCCGACTTTTTTGGCGCGCTCAATCTGCATCTTCGAGCCACCCATACATCCCTCCGGTGATTATCGCGCTCTTGTCCGTCGTGGCGCGCAGAGCGACGATCTCGCCCGCTGGGATCGCGTAGAGCGCGCCGTCCGAGAGGATCACCGAGCTGTCTTGCAGCGCGATCGACCCCTGCGTGATGAGCAGCCCGACGTCCGCGAAGCTCTCGTTGTTGATGCGGGATGCAACGAAGTCGACGGACACCCGCGCGGCCGATGTTCCCGAGGTCGCCCCGGCGTAGAGCGTGTGAACGATCAGCCGCTTGCCTGCCGGGACGCGATAGGCGGAGCTGCGCGTCGTCCGAGATCCGGCGGTGATGAACTTGTATCGCGTGCCCCCGTTCGTCACGGCCAGATCCCCGGCGAACGCCTTTCCGGATCCGTAGGTCAGGAGGTGGATCTCGCCGACCCACCTAATATTCGTCGCGGTCGTGAGGACCGGCGTCGTGCCGTTGAGCGTGATCGTCTCGCTGTGCGGCATCAGATCCGCGTCGAGGTAGTTCAGGACGATCGAGCGGACGCCTGTCCCGTTGACCCCGTCCTGCGCGCTGGTCGAGACGATCGACATCTGCAAGCCCGCCGCCGGTGCGACGGACGGATCCTTGATCGTCGAGCCCTCGAGGATCAGGACGTTGGTCGCCGCGCCCGAGGTCACCAGATGGCCGTCGAGGACGACCGGATAAGCCCCGTCGACGCGCCCGCGCGTGATCTCGAGCTGCTGATCGAACAGGAGCCGCCAGATCCGTTGCGACCAATCTCGCACCGGCTTGAGCGTCTTGGTGTAACCGACTGTCGTCATTGGTTTTTCCTCGGCTTCCCTTGCGGTATTTGCGCGCCCAGAGAAGCCGGGAGCAGGCTGCGGTCGATGATGCGCGAGAACACCGCGCACCGGCACTGTATCGTATTTGCAGCCGTCGCGCTCGGGTCGCCCGGATAGAGGATCGGCCCAAGCGGGCTGGTGAAGGTCTCGCTCTGCCCGACGCCGCGCGGGTTCAGGAGCGGGATCTCGACGTGCGAGTTGCGGACATGATCGTCGCCTGTGTTGATCCAAGTCCGCCGCACCTGCCGCGCGTCGATCTGGCCTTTGTTGATCATGTCCTGAAAGAGCTCCCATTGCGCCCCTTGCACGGCGCGGATGCTCTCGGTCCGGGAGATGACGTTCGCCCGGTATTTGACGTAACGGTCCCGATACCGATCGACGAGCGATCGGATCTGCGCCTCGGTGAGCAACTTGTCGTTGCGGATCGCGCGCTCGACGGTGCCGTCGCTGCGCCGATCGCGCAGTCTGCGATCGAGCGCCTCTGGATCAAGGGCGCGCAGCATCCGCTCATAGTTCGAGACCGCCGCCTCCTGCCTGCGCGTGAGGCCAACGCTGTTTCGAACGCGGCGAGCAATCGCAAACGGGTCGTCGCCGTCGGTCAGGCCGGTTTGCAAGACTTGGCGCACCGTGTCTCGGATGCTTTGGTCGATCTCGCGGATGCGCGTCGAAGTCATCGTCACCGCGAATTGCGAGAGGCGAGGGTTTAGGCCAACGGCGATCTGGAAATCTTCCTGCGCGCCGTTGATTATTCCTTGGGTCTCGCTTGTCGCACGCACGCCCTCGAGAACAGCCTGCTCGATCGCCGCCCGATATTGCGCCCACTCCTCCGATGTGAAGAACGCGGAAAAGGCGTTTTCGAGCGACGTGAAATCGCGACGTTCGATCATCCTCGCGAGGTTCTCGGCCGGGATGCGAGTTCGGATCGCTTCGATCGCCGCGATGAAGGCGCGAGCAATTCGCGGCTCCATCTTCTCCGCAGCCCGCAAAAAGACGGCCACCGCATCCGAGGCGGTCATCTTGCGGAGCACGGCGTTCATGCGGCGACCTCGAGCGAGAGGAACGACGGCGCGCCGGGGAGCTTGTTCTGAAACTCCTTGTAGACCTGCTTGAGCGAGGCGTCGCCCGGAAACAGGTCAAAGAACTGTCGCACGCCATCGAGCGTGACCCGGACGTAGTCGTCCCCAACGCGCTGGATCGACCGCACGGCCGAAACGCGGATCCACCGCTGCGGGCTCATCTCGACGAAGTCGCGCGCGAAGGCGTCGCTCTCGATGAACTCGACGCCGTTCAGAACCGGGAACTGCAAGCCCGGCGCGTGCACGATCATCGTCTCGCCCGACATCGAGGTCTCGATCGCTTGGACGTTGAAGTCCTCGATCTCGATCCAGATACCTTTGGGATAGACTTGAAACCTCATTCTTCGACCCCCTCGTCGATCGGTTGAACCTGCCCACCCAGAAGATCTGGGTCGACGCTCTTTTCCGGGAACCCGGCGGCGCGCCGGAGAGTGTTCTCGGTGTCGTCGTCCGGGAACAGCGGCATACCTGCGCCTGCGATGTCGCGGACGAACGCGCCCAGCTCGGCCAGATCGACCGGCGCGATCTCGCCAAAGGCAATCGTCGGCATAGCATCCGGGTCGAAGCCGTTGATCTCCCAAAGCCGAGGCAAGAGCTGTCGGTTTAGCACGGCGGCGATCGCCTCCGTAAATCCGCTCGCTGCCTTCAGGAAAAGGTCCGTCTTGCTTTTCGATAGCGCGAAGGATCCGGTTTTGCCGCTGCCAAGCATCAGGAAGTCGGCCAGCACCGACCGGGCGATATTCTCTTGATGCCGGAGGATCACCTCGCCCGTCGGGATCGAGCGAGTTCCCTTGGCGCTGATGAGGTCGAACTCGACCATCGGAATTGAGGTCTTGGTGCCGTCGTCGTTCTCGTAGACGTCGCTCGGGATCAGGATGAAACCCTGATCGTTAAACTTGACGTCGCGCAGGATCTTTTTGAAGGCGTTGGTAAAGCCCTGCTGTGCGCCGCTTGCGCTTTCGCCAAGGTATTCGGACGGGATCTTTCCGATCGGGATACCGTTCATCTCGCGCTCGACCGCGATCGCCTCGATCATCTGAATATGCGAGGAGTAGTGGTAGGAGGTGAAGGCGTTGCGAAGAAGCGAGCGTCCGCTCGGGTCGTTGTTCACAGTCGAGGTGCGGAAGTGCAGCATCTTCGAGGCAGGGATGTCGACCGATCCGAGCTTGAGCGAAAGGGCGGTCTGCCGCACGCCGGTGATCGTCCCGTTCTCGTCGGTCAGGAAGCGGTCGATCGTCCACTGGGCACGCGGCGCCAGCTTGCGGATCCCGTAGCGTCCATCATCAAACTGCGAATAGCGCGCCGGGTCGTCGGTGTTGCGCCCGGATCTGGTCTTGTAGACCACCTCGAAAACCGAGAAGCCAAACGGAAGGAACGTCAGAACCTCGGCGAGGAAGTCGTCGACTGTTCCTTCCATGTCCGCGAAGCATTGCTCGACAAAGACCTTCGCCTCCTCGGCCTCCGGGCTGTCGTTGGATGCGTCGATCCTGAACTCCGCCGCGCGCAGGAGCATCTCGAAGGCCATGAGGATCGCGCCGATGATCGGGTCGTTGTCCTTCATCTCCCGGAACGTCCGCGTCGCGTTGATCCCGCGCAGCTTCGGGAGGAACTCGTCCGGCCGGAGCTGGTCGTCCCGGCCATAGTTGCCAGCCGCTCCCAGCTCGCGCGTCGCCGTTGCCTTCGTTGGTGCTTTTGCCATCAGAGCGGCCTCGCTTTATTGCCCACATGATCGCCGATCGCGAAAAGACCGGACTTCTTCTGCCGCTTCGGCGCGACGGCATTAAACCCCGAGCTCGCAGCGTCTGCTTGATCCTTATACACGCCCTTGGGGAAATGTCGAAGCTCCTCGATGAAGTCGCGGTTCCAATCGGCTTCGACGATATCGACGTTCCCAGCTTCGACCTGGGCGGCCAGCGGCTCGGCTCGCGTTTCCTTCGATCCGCTCTGCGGTTCGATCCGCACGCGATAGCCTGCAAGCCGCACTGTGAAGTCACGAGCCTGCACCTTGCCTGCCTGTCCCGGATCTTGCGGCAAAGAAATAGGAACGGCCGCGCCATCGAAGTCGGCGGTGTCCGCGACCAGTTTGCGAACGCCCTCCGGGCCAAGCCGAGCGCGTTTCACGTCCGCGATAATGACGCGCTGCGCCTCGACGCGCCAGCCGACGAGGATCCCGGCGGTATATGCGCCGCCGCCGTCCGTCGCGGCCAAATCCCACGCGCGGCACCAGACGATTTCTTCGTCCGGGACGGCCGCGATTTTGTGGATCCGATCTGCCTTGAAAAGGCCACCTTCGCGCGGCGTTGGTCGCTGCTCGAGCTGGGCCGAGGACGCATAAGGACCGAGCGTTTTAACGAGATCATCGACGGCCCTCTGCGAGAACCGCTCCGGCCACATCAGCTCGCCTTCCTCGCGGCGCGGGTCCGTCCAGCCGATCGATGTCGTGCGAGATCGCAAGGCGTCGTAGTGCATCGGGATCAAGAGGTGCTCGTAGCCCTGCTCGATCGCCGCGGCGGCGACATCCTCGTGATGCACGCGCTGCATAATGCAAACGAAGGCGCTGCGATCGAGATCGTTCACGCGGCTCGGGACGACCTCGCGGAACCATTGCAGCGTCTCGCCCCGGATCGCCTCGCTCTCGGCCTCGAGGACGTTGTGCGGATCGTCGATCACGAAAACGTCACCCCGTTCGCCGGTGGCTCGGCCCTTCACGGACGTCGCCATCATCGACCCGGTCTCGGTGTTTGCGAAGTTCACCTTCTGCGCCTGATCGCTTGAGAGCTGCACCTGCGGAAAGAGGCGGCGATATCGGTCGCTCTCGACGATCATTTTTGCCCGGCGGTTATCTCGCGCGGCCAGAGCCTCGGCATAGGACGCGCCGATATACCGAAGCGATGGGTTCGAGATCCAACTCCACGTTGGCCAGAAGGCGCGGGTCATCAGCGACTTCATCGAGCCCGGAGGGACCGTGATCAGGAGCTTCCGGATCTCGCCGCGCGTAACGGCCTCGAGGTGCTCTGCGATCGCCTCGATCGGCCAGCCGGTCACGAGCCTGCGACCGGGCTCGAGCACCGGCCAGAAAGTCCGCGCAAAGTGAAGCACCGAGCGACGGCATAGCTCGGCGTCGATCAAGTCACGATCCGCTGTCGTTATCCTCGGGAGCTGCATTTGCCATCGCGGTTGAGAGTTCGAGGAGGGCCTCGGTTGAGAGCCTAGTATAGTCGATTGTCTCGACGCGCGCAGCCACGTTGAGCTGCTGCTTGATCTGATCGCTTTGGCCCAGCACCTGCTTGCCCAGCCAAATCAGCGCCGTGACGTTGCCTTCCTCGGCCGCTTTCCACTGCATCCGGCGCAGGGAGGCTTTGCCGGTGGCGGCGTGCTTTTGATAGAGGGCTTCAAAATTTTCGACGCCGGGGATGCCTTGCTCGGCGATCCGGCGGTTTAGCGTGGTGTCGCTCATCCCCAAAACGTCGCAGATCTCGTCGCGGGTGCAATGGATCCTGATCATCGCAACGAGCTGGCCGAGCTCCTTTGCGGTCATCGGCTTGCTCGGTCCCTTGGGTCCGGTTTTCTTGCGAGGCGGTTTCATGCGGCCCTCATTTTGCGACATTTCATGACGTTTTTGCTTCCCACGCCCCACGGGTCCGGTAGACACAAGACAGGCGAAACACGGAGGAAACGATGAGCCCGAAGCTGAACGACTACGAAGCAAAATGCCTGCGCGATGCGGTTTCTTTCACGGCCGTTCGCGGTCGCGGCGCAAGCCGGATCCGGGCCGACTTTGCCACCTACGACGAAGCCCTCGGCCACGCCGCAACTTTCGGCGACGGCCGCACGATGGTTTACGCCGTGACCGGCGCGGGCATGACCGCCCACATTACCAACGCTTGAGGAGGATAGAAGATGATCGTTGACACGGACTTTTTGCCCGACGCCACACGGTATGACTTTGACTTTGGCGAGTGCGCTTACGCGCTCGGCTGGGCGCAGGTTGATACCAACCAGGACGCCTCCTACTTCGGGGTTTGGTGCAACCCCGAAACTCTTGAGATTGTCGAGTTTGCGGAAGGGGATCTGACCCGCAAAAAATGCGATGGTCCGATTGAGTTTGGAAACGAGCTCGACGACTTTTGCGCCGCTTGGGACGGCCGGATTGACCCCGGCCTCGGCGAAACTCTGGCGATCAAGTTTAGAAAGCTCGGGATGGGTCATCTGCTTCACAACGGCTGACCCTCGGAGATTGGAGCGTGTGGATCGGTGCCGCCCCGTCGCCCTTCCGAGTGGACCTCGGTGGATGCCTGCTTCACACGCGTTTTGCCACGATACATACCAGCGCCCATCTCGTCAATCTTGCTGAAAGGCAGGACCGGCACGGTGAGGCGCTGGCGCGCTTCTGGGTTTAGAAAATAGATATAACGGAGCTGGAAGCCCGGTATCAATTCCGCGCCGATCTTTTTAAAGGGCGCGACACTTGCGGCTCCGTAGAGCGGCAAACCCCATTTTTCGCAAAGCCTCTTTTTGACGGCGCTAGATCCGTTGGTGATAGAAAGCGTCGCGTAGACCTCGCCGTCCGGAAATCGGAGCATGCTGGTGTTTTTCTTGATGCTCGTAAGAAGGAAACCGCTTGCGCGATAGATAGTCCCATCTCCGCATTGGGCTCCGTCGGCATATGACACGACCCACTCGATATGCGGATAGTGCTTTCTGATTAGCCTCAAGGCGACACCCAACGCACGGCTCTCGCTGTTCTTTGGCAGAGCTTCCGAAAACGCCATGCGGTTCAGCTCAAGAAATCCGTTCCATTGCGTCCCCTCGACGAAGGCCAAGCTTTTGCGTTTGTCCATTGACGGGCCAAACGACATCACGCCCTCGAGGCGAGCTCCGAGGAAAACTCCAAAGTGGAGCGTGCTATTTGGGACGATCTTGCCGCTGTAGTGCACCGACTTCACGACCTCATTCGCGGCCTTTGCCGAGATCGGTTTAACGACAATGTCCTTAGCGGAGACCATTGAAAACCTCGCAAATGCGGGCGAGAGCGTTCGCGTTCGAGTTCTCGTTTCCGGTATCGCCAAAGTCGCCCATCGCTTTTGACTTTGCGATCGCTTCTTTCACGACCTCGGCTTGGTCGTCGTGGAGATTGAACGTCATGTCTTGGAAAGGCTCCCGATCGCCCTCGGCAAGCTCCGGCATGTCGGTTTCGGCATCGTCGTCAAATTGCAGCTCCGCAATCTCGTCCGCATCGAAGCCAGTAAGCTCGAGGTCGAAGCCATCTCCCTCAAGATCCAAGAACTCGAGGCGCAAAAGCTCGGTGTCCCACTCGGCGAGCTCGGCCATCTTGTTGACGCTAAGGCGGAACGCTTTGATCTGCGCTTCGCTCATATCATCGGCCAGCACGACCGGCACCTCGGCCAGCCCGAGCTTCTTTGCCGCCTTGAGGCGGAGGTGGCCGTCCACGACGGTTCCGTCGCTCTTGGCGCAGATTGGAACGCGGAAGCCAAACTCCCGGATCGCGGCCGCGACCTTATCGACGGCGTGGTCGTTTTTGCGCGGGTTTCGCGCATAAAAAACAAGGCGATCGATCGGCCAGTTCTCGAAGATAAGGCTCATGCTTCCCCCGTGGTCGCCCGGATCCAATGCTGGGCGGATGCGAAAATCATATGCGTCTCGCGCAAGTTTCGCAAGCGTTCACCTCTGCCACCACTCGGCGAGCCGATCAGCCACGCCGAGGTTCCCCGCGATCACGCCCAGCTCGTGGAGCGCGCGGATCCACTCCGCATCGGCGAGGACGAGCGGGTTCCGCAGTGCGACGTAAGTATAGGCCTCGAGATGATCGGCGAACCGCAAGCGATGGTCGCGGCCGTCGATCGGGCGGATCTCCATCTTTGCTCTGGCATGTTTTTCCGCCTGCGACACGGTGAAAGCCAAAGCGGAGTTTTGCTCCTTGATCGGTCCCGGAACGTCCCCGACGTAAAGCTCTCCGCAATCGTGGTGCAGCGCGGCGTAGATTAGATCCACAGAAGCATCCGGCCAGAAGAAGAAGATGATCTGCGCGACGCGGCCTTGATGGTCGGCGAGTGTCTGGGCCGGGACGTCTGGGTTTGCGTGCCAGCGCCGGACGGAGCCGGAGCGATAGATCGGGTGGATCCCGACGACGCGGTAATCATTCATTTTGTCGGCTCCAAGCTGATATAAATCACCTTCCGGTGCAGGTTGAGAAAGCGGAGGATCTCGCCGGTGGGCGCGCGATTTCCTCGAATGACCTCGTTTAGAAAGCTGCGAGAAACTCCGATCTCCTCGGCAAGCGCAGCCTGCGTTCGATTTCTGGCCAGCTCGAGGAGCATGGAAGCCACGTCGTTCTCGGTAAGATATTTTGGCATCGCTTACACCTCCCATAGATGCGGCCTGCCGGGCGCTTCCGTAGTGAAAAAACCAAACGCGTTGTGAAAGTCATGCAGAGCGTTGATATAATCTCGAAGCCTCGCGTTCTCGACATTAGCCTCGGCCATGCGCTCCATCATATCAATGATGCGTTTGGCCTCCTCCGCCCGCTCGTGCAGCATTGCCTTGAGATCATGCTTTGCAAGCCGCTTAGAAGGTCGGTCGAAGTAGACAGGATGCGGATAGGTGATGTCGCACAAAATTCGCTCCATCTCGCCTTTGGTCGTTCTGTATAGTTTTAGACTGCTCATCCCTTCTCTCCCTCAATCTCGGCCAGCGTGGTGCGGCCCTTGTCCGTGATCTGCGGGAACGGTCCTCTGGTGACGTAGCCGTGGCCCTGCAGCCACTCAAGGGACACGCCCATCGCAGCGCCCCAACTCAGGCCACCGACAGAACCCGGATCGGCAATCTCTCTCAGTATCTCTCGGTCGAAGGTGGTCAAGGCACTCATCCCTTCCCTCCCTCAATCTCGGCCAGCGTGACGCGGGCGCTATTGATTAGTTCAGGTCCGCAGGCTTCCAGAAAAGCGGCAATGCGTTCCTCATCGTCGCCAAGGAAACCGATGATACGGCCAAGTTTACCTGCTGCACCTATCGTGCGACGAAGTCTCTCGTTTTCCTTCTCCAACTCCTCCGCATATGCCTCGGCCTCCTTGGCGTCAGCACGGGCGGCTTCGAGTTGCTCGGCGCGGTCGTCCGCTTCTTTCCGCCAATGCACAAACGACTTCCAATGATCGTCACGCTCGGCGGTCAGGGCTTCGATGCGGTCGGCGGCCTCTTCGCAAGTGTCGTCAATGTTATGCCAGCCACCCTGATCCTTTGCATACCTTCGCAGCCGCTTCACCAGTTCTTCGTCATTCATTTCGGCCTCCTCAGTGGGCAATCTCGGCCTTGGTTGCAGTCGTGTGTGCAGGGTGGGCAGGTCATTTCCGCCCCCGTTCCCAAGCCGCCCGCGACAGGCGGTTGGCCAGCGCGTCGATGTCCTCGACGCTGATCTGGCGATTCTCCACGATGGCCCAGTAAACGAGGGCCATGAAACGCCCTGCTGGCAGAACCTGCGCCGCGTTGTTGATCGCCAGTGCCGCCTCTGCCTGCACGTCTCTGTGCGGCAGCTCCTCATGCTTCTTACGAAGTAGCCACATTTTTCTTCTCCCAAAGAATTTTGATCCGGGCTTTGAGCGCGTCGCGCCGAGCCGCCGGATAGGTTTCGATAAACTCCCGTCGCGCCGCGAGCGTCGAGAGCTCGATCGCATGAGCCGCTGCGCTGTCGATTTGCGCATCCCGGCACGCCTTGCCATAGGCGTCCCGGATCTTCTGCGTTGGCAAGTAAACCTCGCCAACACCGATCGCGTCTCCCTCGCGCCACGCTTTCATTTGAGCGGCTTCCGGGCGATATAGGCAAAGAGCTTTCCAGCTCGGCGCTGGTAAAGCAGGCAGAGCTTTGCCTCCGCCGCTGCGGCCGCGTCGTGCTTGTGGCACCCGCCCGCATATTCGCCGACGTGATAGATGATCTCGTCGCCCGGCTGGGCATCCGCAAGGGCATGAACGAACATGCCCGTGCGCTGCTTTGTGATGTCGATCTGCGCCATCAGAACGGGATCTCATCGTCGAGATCATTGCGCGGCGCGGGTTGGTCATATTCACTAGCCTGCTCGTCACGCGATCCACCATCGCCTTCGCGCTTATCGAGAAGCACCAGAGATCCGTTGAAAGGACGAAGCACAATCTCGGTGCTGTAGCGATCTGAGCCAGACTGATCCTGCCACTTGCGGGTTTCAAGTTGGCCCTCGATATAGACCTTAGACCCCTTGCGAAGATACTGCTCCGCGATCTTCACTAGGCCTTCGACCATGATCGAAACGCTATGCCATTCGACACGCTCTTTGCGTTCGCCGGACTGCTTGTCGCGCCAAGTTTCGCTGGTCGCCACGCGCAGGTTGCAAACCTTTCCGCCGTTTTGAAATGACCTAACCTCTGGATCGCGCCCGAGGTTTCCGAGGATTGTAACTTTATTTACTGATCCCGACATAGGACCTCCCTGCTTTGATGGCGACAACAGTTGAATAGTTGACGCGCATTGAGTTTGCGATTTTCCGAGGGCTGTGACCTGAGGCAAGCCGAAGCCTGATCTCCTGCACAATTGCTTCCGTAAGGTGCTTCCGAACGCCGCCAGCGCCACGCCCCTTGGCGGACATGTCTTCCATGTTCTGTTTTCTGGTTCCGATGAAAAGGTGATCTGGGTTCACACACGATCGATTATCGCATGTGTGGCAAACGTCAGAACCTTCATGAATTTCACCGACGAAAAGCATATAAGCGGCCCGGTGTGCCGGAACACTTTTCCTTTCAAGTGTGAGGTGGCCATATCCATTGCCCTTTGTGGCCCCAGTCCACTGCCAGCACTCATCCGACGCAAAGTCCCGCACGGAAACCTTGGCCAAAAAGCGAGCATATTTGTTTTTGATGTGCTTTCTCATGCTCACACAATGCCACGCAGATGGCATGAGATCAATCTCATTCTTGCGGCATCCTTTGCGGCGATAATCCTGCCTCGGCCAAGATCTCGGCCGCGCGTTCTGCCGAGATCCTCTCGCGCGGGAGCTGCGGCGTCGAGAAGTCTCGGCCATTGCGACGAAGCTCGAGCATCTGGACGGCCGATGGCACGCCGTTCATCTCGACACGGCATCGAGCGGCAATATCGCCCTCGAGCGGCCGCTTTCGCCGATCTGGGTTTGCGTCGCTTTTCCACCAGCGAACGGCTCGCTCGATCGCCCAGCGTGGGAACTCGCCCAGCGCCTCGCGCCAATCCTCGGCCTCCATCTCGCGCACGGCCTGCGGCGTGTCCTTCTCGTAGTATGGCAGGAGAAGGGCTGCGACGCGGGCAAGGCACCAAACGGGATCCGTTGGCACGAGCAGCCTGCCCGAGACGCGCTCGACGTCAACCTTCGCGGGGAGTTGATCGCGCGGCAACTGCGGCAAACGCCGCAGCCATTCCAGACCCTTGTCGATCTGCTCCTCGCTGAGCTCGCTGCTTGTCGTTGAAATACCACTCCGGCTTGATTGATTGCCAACCGCGTTCTTCTGCGAGACCAAGTGCGTCATCCGTATCTCCACCGGCGTTGAATATTTCCTGAAGGTTTGCCGCTAGCCTCTTGGCTGCGGTGACGGTCAGCGCCTTTGCCTTAGACCGCTTGCGATAAGCGATGAAGCTCGCAACGGCCTCTGGAGAAGCCCAAAGCGATAACGTCGCCGAGATCTGGATCTGCTCCCCTCGTGTTTTAAGATCTGGTTTTATATCTGGGTTAATATCTGGTATTGGTTCGCCCAGTAGGTCAACTTCATTTGCCTTTATGGGCAAATCGGGTTGCGTCTCTGGGCAATACCATTTGGTCCGATCATAGGCCGAGGCGTTAAAGCATCCTGACAAAATCAGCTTCTCCTCCTCCAGCCGATCGAGCGAAGATCTGATCTGTTTCGCTGAGAGATACGGAAAGAGCTCTGCCCATGCCTTGACGCTGTTGTAGGTCCAGAACCTGCCGTCGTGCTGGTTATGTCTGTTCGCGGCGTTCTTAGCGCACCACCAGACTATATTCTGATAAAGCACGGCAGCATTGACGCCGACGCGCGCTGCTATCTGTGGATCGAAACTGTGCATCTTGGCACCTCCTTTATTGTTGTGGAGACACCACCCGCAATGCTATCTTGCGAGCAGCGCATCCCTTCCATGCGCTTTGCCGAGATCAGCGGTTTCTCCCCCGCTGCGGCATTGGTGCGGGTCGAGCGCCTGCCAGAACGCTCCCCGCACCGATACTTTACCTTCGTCTGCCGGTCGGTTCCAGCTTTGTTTTTGTCACCTCGCGGATCTCGAGACCCATCGCGCGGGCCACGGCCACGCGGACCTCATAGTCGCGCGTCGGCATCCCCTTAGCATCTTCATAGATCTGCACGCCGTCCTCGATATAGGCGAAGTCGAACGTTAGCTTCATCTTGCGCCCGGTGCGCGTGAATAGCGGGCGAAACTGACCCAGGAGCTCGATCGCCACCTGCCGCCGAAGATCCGAGATCTCCCGGCCCCGCTCGAGGAGTTGGAGCTCGCACCATCGCTGGGCTTCGAGCTTGCTGTCGAACGTGATGTCCCCGATCTGCGTCGGCTTCGCGCCATATTTATTCTTTGATCCGCGCCGGAACCCGCTGGGCACAATCTTCATTCCCAATCGTCCTCGCCGACGGATCCGTTCGTAATGAAGGCGATATACTTCCGCGTCGGCCGTTCGGGCCGGACGGTCCCGGAGAGCCACCGGGAAAGATGATCGCTGCGAACCCCGACGATCTTTGCGAAGTCCTGTTTTTTCAAGCCCATAGACCGGATGTGATCCGCGAGGGCGATGCGGGCGGGTTTGTTTTCCATGCCATATCTTATCCCGGCGCTTTTCTTGCGTCCATCGCAAGATTTCGCTTTCAATCGACACGGAACCAAGCTAGAAAAAAGTCACAAGAAACACAGCGCAAAGCGCGGCAAACCCGCCGAGCAGCGCACGGACACGGGAGGTTCTGATGGCTTTTTCTCTTTCTTCTTCTTGCCTCGCAATTGCTTTGGCCGACGAGCACGGCACGCTTCGGATGATCGAACGCGCCTCGCGCTTTGGCGATACGTTCATCGTGCTGGCCGACGAGCGCGGCACGATTGAGATTGCAGAAACGATGGCGGATGCAACGGAGCGTGTGCGGGCCTTGCGCGAGAGGGTCGCAGCATGAACCACACCGAAAAAGAAAACCCTGTTTGCAAATACTGCAAAGGCTCAGAGGTTTTGATGGACGCCTATGCCGCGTGGAACAAAGACGAGCAACGTTGGGAGCTTTCCTCTTTGTTTGATGCCGTGATTTGCGAAACGTGCGGCGGCGAAACGAGATTAGAATGGGTGGCAGCATGACCGCATCAGCCACATACCGAGGGGAGGAGATCGAGGTCTCCTTCACCGCCGAGACCGAGCGCACCGACTACGGTGTGCCCGGTTCCCCGGTTTGGGAGGAGATCGACCCCACTTCGATCCGGGTTGCCTCGATCGAGATCCTTGGTGTTCAGGTCAAGCACCTCGCGTATCTGCCGAAAGAACTACAAGACGCAATTCTCGGGCTCTCCGACGGGCTTGATTGGGAATGAACGAAACCGGCGCATATAGGGCAATAACGCTCGCGCCAACAACCGGAGGAACGACAATGCGGATTAGGGACATCATCGCGGACGCGATCGGCGCGGCGGCTTTGTTTGGGGTGGGTTATGGCGCGCTCGTGATCGGGCACGGGCTGGGGTGGTAAAATGAAGGGAATAGCAACAGCTCTCGCTAAAGCGCAGGCGAACATGGGCAAGGCACTCAAGCAGGCCAACAACCCGCACTTTCGCAGCAAATACGCGGATCTCGGCAACGTGATGGACGCCTGCCTTCCGGCACTGAACGAGGCCGGAATTGCTTTGATCCAGCCCACCGGCACCGACGAGCACGGTAGCTTTGTGGAGACGATCTTGATCCACGGAGAAAGCGGCGAGCAGCTCGCCTGCCGCGTCCCGCTGATCCTCGGCAAGAACGACATGCAAGGGTTTGGATCCGCCGTCACCTACGCCCGGAGATACGGGCTCATGGCAATGGCCGGGATCGCGCCCGAGGACGACGACGGCAACGCCGCTTCGGCAGCGGCTCCAAAACGCGAAGCCGAGAAGCCACAAGGCCCGAGCGCGGAGGCAGTCGGGAAGGCGATCTCTTACCTCGGCGACGCCGAAAGTCTGGACGACCTCAAGGCTCGCTGGAAAAACGTGCCATCGGCCGTCGCGGCGCACGAGCTCGTGATCGCCGCAAAGGACGCGGCGAAGGCCAGCCTCAGCAAGCCGATCCTTGATGACGAGATCCCCTACTAGGGGATCTCGCAACCGAAACCGGAGGAACAAATGAGCACGATAGGCCACAACAACCCGCCCGACCCGATCGACACCGCGCTCGACCCGTTCGGCGACGCGATCGAGGAAGCGCAGAACTGGCTCGACGGCCAGCCGATCGAAAACGAGGAGCAGCTCCGCGCGACGGACGAACTCCTCAAGACGATCAAGACCGCGATCAAAGAGCTGAACGCCGCTCGCGACGAAGCGACCAAGCCGCTGCACGAAGCATGGAAGGCCGAGATCGCGCGCTGGAAGCCAACGCAGGACGACCTCGAGAGGATCTCCAAGGGGATCGTTGCGGCGCAGGATCCCTTCAAGCGCGCCCTCGCCGCCAAGAAAGAGGCGGAGAAGCGCGCGGCTTGGGAAGCCGCCGAAAAGGCGCGAAAAGCGGCCGAGGAAGCGGCTCTCTCCGCCAAAGCGTCGGACATCGAGGCGCAGCGAGATGCTGCGGAAAAGGCGGCTCTCGCGCAGCGCGCGGCCGAGGAGGCGAGCGCAAAGCAAAAAGACAAAGTGAAGGGGATGCGGACGGTTCACCTTTACGAGATCGAGGACCATCGCGCGGCGCTGCATTGGATCGCGCAGAACGACCGGGAAGCAATGACCGCCTTTATCGAGGCATACGTCGCTAAAAACCACAAGGACGCCGAGATTGCCGGTGTGCGTCGCTGGACCGAAAAGGAGGCCTTCTGATGGATCGCAAGAAGATCGTCGAGACCTTCGAGCGGATCGAGCGCGAGGGCGGAGGGCTTGCCAAGATGGAGGCAAGCCTGACCGTAAGCAAAACGGCGATCGAGCTCGAGCTTTCGCGCGAGCTGGTTCGCTCGGTGATGATCGATCACTGGACGATGCAGGGAGGCGGGTGATGCCTTACCGGGTCAGACTGACCGGCCTGCGCCAACGCGCTTATGCGCACCAGCTAATCGACGCAGCGCCGGATTATTCGACGGTCCAGATTATCGGCGGCGATCGAACGGCCGACCAAAACGCAAAGATGTGGGCGATGCTTACCGATGTCGCTCTTGCGAGGCCGGAAGGTCGCAAATGGACACCGGAAACATGGAAGTCGGCGTTCATGCACTCCCTCGGGCATCAAGTGCAGTTTGCCGAAGGCCTAGACGGCGCGGGTCCGTTCCCGCTTGGGTTCAGATCCTCGAAACTCTCGAAGGCGCAGATGAGCGACCTGATCGAGTTGATTTATGAATATGGAGCCCGCCACGGGATCCAATGGAGCGAAAAGGAGGAAGCATGAAACCGAAATTGACTGTGGTCCGGTGGAGGACCATCAAGAAGCTCGAGCCGTTCCAAGACCGGGTCTTTACCGCTGGGGAGGCCGACGTGCACGGAGCGTCGCTTTTCAGCCTCGAGGAGTGCGGCTGGATCGAACGCGCAGATCCGCCCGAGGATCTGCCCTTTGCCGTGGCGACGCAAGGGCACCACTGGCGCGTGACTGAAACGGGCCGCGACGTCATCGCGGTATTGCCACAAGAACCACCGAGGAGAATGTAAATGGCCGACGCATACGAAGTAACCGCCGAGGAGCTGCTTCAGTTCATCGAGCGGATCGAGACCCAAAACGCGGCGATCGCCGACGAGACCGAGGCGCGCAAAGAGATCTATTCCGAGGCGAAGGGCCGCGGATACTGCACCAAGACGATCCGCAAGATCGTGGCGCTGCGTAAGAAGCGCGCCGACGACATCGCAGAGGAGGAGGCGATTGAGAGCATGTATCGCGCCGCCTTGGGGATGGATTGATGCGGTGGCTTTTGATCCCGATCATGCGCCCGATCGCCAAACGCCGGTTGGTCGAACTCTACGCCGACCGGGACCGGATCCAAAAGGCGATCAATAGCGCGCGGAAGTCCAAGTCTCGGGTGTCGGATCTTTACGAGCTCGCGAAGCGGACCAATCGCGAGTGCCATCTTTGGGAGCGCTGGACGTGAACCTGACCGGCCGAGGGCCGCTTGGTCTAAAGAAGCCAAAGCCAGAAAGAGGCACAAATAAGGCGCGGGCACACATTGCCCGCGTCAAGTTGTTGCCCTGCGTTATCTGCCGAAAGCCCGGACCATCAGACGCGCACCACATAATCTGCGACCGATACGGGCAGGAGAAATCGAGCGATTACGACGTGATCCCACTTTGCAAACCCCATCACCAAGACGGGCCGGAAGCGATCCATAACGGCAAGGCGTCGTGGGTCGAGAAGCACGGGCCGGATCACGGCTTTCTGCCGTTGGTGGATCGTTGGCTGCGTGGTATAGAGTGACCGCCCAGCACGCGGTGGCTTTGTAACGCGCGCCGCGCGACGAGGCATGTCACCTCCATCGTCCTCGTCGCGCACTAAGATCTGGCCCCCGGGGATAACCCCGAGGGCCTTCTTCGTCAGCCGATCAGCTTCTCGAGCGTCTTCGGGCCGACGATCCCGTCCGCTGTCAAGCCGTTCGCCTGTTGCCACGCCTTGACCGCGCGCTCGGTGCCGGGACCGAAGTCCCCGTCCGCAGCGATCCCGAGCGCCTTCTGCACGCGCTCCACCAGATCCCCCTTCGATCCGACGCGGAGCGTCGCAGACGCCGCAGGAGCGGCCGCAGAGGCCGAAGTCGGCGCGGGAGCGTCGACCTTACCCCCGAGGACCGCCATCGCCTTCGCATAGCGTGCTTGGCGATCGGCGAGGCCGATGTCGCCCCCGTTGATGATCTTCGTGAGCTTCACGACGTCGCCGGTGTCCGCGACCGCGTTCAGGTTCCGAGATCCCCAGAACCAGAGCGCGCTCTCGAGCGCGCCTTTCTTGGTGAGGAGATACTCTGCCGCCTGCTCTGCGGTCATGCCGATCGTCTTGCCAAAGGCCGCGTGATTTGCCCGGCCGGTGACCTGCTTGAGCCCCTTGCCCCGGAACAGCCACCCGTCTCCCTCGTTCACATTGCCGAGCGCGCCACCGGCCGAGCGGTGTTTGTCCATGTAGACATAGTTCGCGATCTTCTCGGGCTTGCCCGCATACTCGGCCGGGCTCTGCTTGCCCGGCCCGAAATAGCGCGGGAAGACCTTCAGGAGCGTCGCCTCGCGATAGTTGAGGTTCTCCTCGAGGAGCTTGAAGTCCGCGCTCTCGTGCGCGCACTGAGCCACGAACCCGGCGATCCGCCGGTCGGTCGTGATCTCATACTTCGGGAGCATCTCGTTCAGCGCGGCGCACCAACCGGGGATCTCCTTGTTCGTCGGGATCATCGCCGCGAGCTGGGCTTCGGTCAAAAGGCTCATGTTCTATCTCCTATTCGCACCAAGAGGTCTTAGCCTCGCCTTTGTAAGGCCGGGCGAGGCCCGCGCCGATCAGCATCTCGGACAGGCTGTGCCCGTCGAGGAGGACGTGCCCGAGGACGCGCCCGCCGTATTTGTCCCACTTCTCGATCTGGATCTCGACGCTCTGCGCCATCGCGACCGCGCTCTTAGTGAACGCGCTCGCCTCCGCCGCCTTCTTGGCCTCCGCCTCGCACTGAGCGCGCGGTGCCTTCTCCGGCGTGTCGATCCCGAGGACGCGGATCGAGAGCTTCGGCGGGAGCGGATCCGGCAAGAAGTCGACCGCGATCTCGACGGTGTCGCCGTCGATCACGCGGTTGATCTTGTATTGCTCCGCAAGCGCGGGAGCCGCGAGGACGACGAGCGCGGCTGCGACCCGGAGCATCATTTCTTTAAGACCTTCCCGAGCTTGCCCAGCATGCCCAAAGGGGAGCCGGTGACGGACGCCTCGATCGCCTTCTCGATCGGAGCTGGCAGATCCACCTTATCGAGGACGGCCTCGACCGCCTTCTCTTTCACCTTGCGCCCGACGAGCGCGCCGACCAGCTTCATCCCGATCATTCTTGGATCTCCTGTCTCGGCGGCTCGTCATCGTTGCCGCCTTTGCTGCGGTTGTTGCCTGCCGCCATCACGCCGCCCAGCGCGCCGACGATGAACGAGGCGAGCGGGGTGAGGAGCTCAAAGAATTTCTGGTCGTTCGGCGAGACCTCGAGCGGCTGCGTGATAAAGACCAGCGAGTAGAGCACCGCGAAGATCGTGCCCCCGAGGATCACGACCAGCGAGCAGCCGATGAAATAGCGCAGGCGCGCCTCGAGCATTTCCGGGTCGTTCTTATTGCGTGACATAGGCTGAGCCTCCTGTGAGATCGGACGGGCACGTCCGGGTTGCCGAACAGATCGGCGGTTTGCATTGCGGCGTCTCGACCTTCGCCGGATCCATGCAGGGATAACGGTAGAAGCCGTCCCCGGACAGGTAGAAGATCCCGGCGATCGCGGCGATGAAAGCCACCCAGACTAGTTTCTCGATCATCTCATGGGGTTCCTTACCAGATCGTCCATTGCCTTCCAGAGATCCTCGATCTCCGCGTCGTATTTCTCGAGCTTGCCAGCGAGCCCGCTCGTCACCGCGTCCGACTTCTCGACCAGCGAGCGCAGCTCGAGAAGCTCCTTTTGCTGCTCGAGGATCGTGCCCATCTGCGTCGAGATCGAGGAGAGCTTCGGCGCGAGCCCGCGAACGTCATTGTCTTGGATCGCCTGCTCGAGGGTCTGGACGCGGCTCTCGACGCCCAGCACGCCCTCGACGCTCTCCTCGACGGCCCAGAAGCGGTTGACGGTGTCATAGCCGACGTAGACCGCGCCGCTGATCCCCGAGAGCGCGGGAAGGGCGGCGGCGAGCCACCAGCCCTTGACGTCGATCCCTGCTATCCGCAGGCCGTTGGCTTCGGGCTCCTCGCTCAAGAGCCATACCCGGCGGCGTAGACCTCCTCGAGCGTCACGACGTTCGAGGTGAGGAAGCCTTGGAAGCCGACCCCGAACGCGGATCCGGCCGAGATGTTGATGATGTCGGCCGTCGCGCTGTAAGCCACGTTCGCGCCGTAGAGGCTCGTTCCGCTGTTGGCCGCGAAGGCGTTAGTCTGATCGGTGAGCGAGATGTTCCGCGACGCAGCGAGAAACGCGCCCGCCTCTCGAGCGTAGGTCTGCACTGCGCCGAGGGCCGAGTTGTAGGAACTGACATCGCCCGCGCTGATCGTCATGTCGTTGCTCGAGAGGATCGACTGAAAGGCGAGCTGCTCCTGCACGGTGTCGGCGTTCGCGGCCATGTTCGCGACCGCTTGCACTTCCATCAGGACGAGCGTCGCGGCGACGAGGTTGTCGACCGCCGTGTCGAGGTTCGCCATCGCTTGATCGTGCTGATCCTCGAACAGCATCTGCGCGTCGTAATAGGTCGCGTCGATGACGTCCTGAATGTCGGCGTTATAGTCCACCCGCATCTGCTCGGTGATCGCGGCGTCCTGCATCACGCCGGGCGCGAGGATGTCGCCCTGCCCGGCGCTGTAGACCGCGCCTGCGGTCAGATCCTGCGACGCGGAGAGCTGGTCAAGGATTGTCTGAGCTGATCCCTGTAGAGCCGTCATCGTCGGGTCTGCGTGAACGACGGAAGCGTTCAGACAAAAGAGGACCGCTATTCTCTTGAGGTAGGACATCTGGGAGCTCCTCGCCCATCATCAGGAACGCGTCCCAGAAGGCTGGGTCGCTGGCATACCCTATCACATAAATCGAGGGCTGGGAACGCATCGCCATGTAGGCGTCGCGCCCAACGAGGAGCTTGCCGCTCTCGATCGAGTAGATCGGGCACGGCGTGCTCGCGAGCGCCATCGCGCGGAAGACGTCCGGGCTGTCGCACATGATCGAGATCCCGGAGACCTGTAGACCGAGCCCCCCCTGCTCTTGCGGCGTGCCGAGGAGACGGGCGTCCTTGCGCCGGTTACATTCGGGATCTTGTTCCATGCTGCCCTTGGCGCGACCAAGGATGCTGATCTGGAAGGCGCTCTGCGTCGGGATCAGACAGCTATCGTTCCCGCCCCCGCCCATGACCGTCGGAGCTGCGGCCGTCGGGACCGGCGTCGAGAACGGCGCGCTCCCCGCGCCGTTATAGTTCCGCGTCTCGGTGCTTGAGACGTTGCCGCTGTCGATCGTCGAGTTCGTGTTGCCGCTGTTTGTGTTGAGGTCGCCGGTGACCTGCGCGGACACCGGCAAGGCCATCAGTAGACCGAGCAGAGCGCCCCCATGACGTCGCGCGTATCGCCCGAGCAGAGCAGCTCGTTCGCTGCGTCCGGCATTGCCATGTAGTAGAGCGTTTCTGCGTTCTGCCGGATCTCGCATTGCGCGTCCCCCTTCGGGCAAGCGGTGGTGTAGGCCACCGAGGAGACCGTCACAGGCCCGCAGCCCGCGACCAAGAGCAGGAGCGCAAGCCTCATTTTGCCAAGCTCCGCATCAGCTCGTCGATCTTCTTGTCGAGGTTGTCGAGCCGGACGAGGACGCGGTTGATGTCGGCGTGCATGTCGGCGCGCGTAACGTAGTCACGGGCTACTTCCTCGCGGGTGCGGTTGAGCAGGATCTGCAAGCGTTTCAGCTCGTCGACGTGCGACTTGAGGATCCAGCCTACGAGGCCGAGCGCGCCGCTGAGAACGAGGCTCCAAAGCGTTTCCGGGGTCATGTCTTACTCCGGCTTTGTGGGCCAGACCACGCTGTGCGGGAAGCCAGCCTGCGTCGTGATGTCGAGAAGTGCGCGGCGGTAAGTCGCCCATTCAGCCTGCGTCTCTGCGGTCAGGTCGGCCCAACGGAGCGGGTTAGTCACCACGGGGTCAACCTCGAACGCCAGCTTGTAGTCCCGTTCTGCACGAACAGCATCCGCGGCTGCGGCGTCAAGCTCTGCCTGCGTGGGCGGAACATAGGCTGCGGTCTCCGGGTCTGCGTCCATCTGAGCGTGAAGCGCGGCCACGTCGAGCTGCGCGCCGGTATCGCTGGGGTCGCAAGTAAAGGGTATCCATCCGTGATCGGGATGCTCAATCTCGCAGTCGATCCAACCGTTTGCGAGGCGTTTTGCGTTGCGATAGTTCATCACGAAATCCTTAGCCAGAGGGTTACCGGTCGTTGGGGACCAATACTTAGGTAGTCAGAGAAACCCATGCAGCGCCATGTGCCTGATACGGCGGTGGCTTCCTCAACTATTGTAGGAGTACCGGTGGTGAGAGCCCGTAAACCTGCGGGGAATAAATTGCTGCCAGCCAACGTGGTTCCAAAGGCGGTGTCTGCGTTATTGGATTGGTCTCTCAAGAACGCGTAGCTTCCGACTGCCCCAGCGGCGAGCCCTGCAAGATCTGCCGCGATCTCCGCTCCGACAAAGGCGGTCGTTGCAAGCTGAGTTGTGTTGGTCCCGACCGCTGCTGTCGGCGCGGCCGGGACGCCCGTGAACGTCGGCGACGCGAGGTTCGCCTTCGCATTGAGCTGGGTTTGGACGTTCGAGGTGACCCCGTCCATAAAGTTCAGCTCTGCGGCCGTTGAGGTAATTGTCGTCCCCCCGATCGCAAGCGAGGTGACGTTGACGAGACCGGTCGAGCCGATCCGCATCCTCTCGGCCGCTGCCGCGCCTGCGGCCATCGTCTTGAAAACGAGGTCGAAGTCCTCCGAGGCCCCTGTGACGTCGGTCGTGATCGCCTCGATGCGCGCGCCGATCTCGAAGTTATTTGCGGCCGTCTCGACCGCGAACAGGAGGCCCGCGCCGATGCCCGCCGCCGGTGTCCCGGTGCTGCGGCTCTCGAGGCGCGCGACATCGATCACGGTGTTCGTCGCGGCCGTCTCCGAGTAGGCGTAGACGATGCCCGTTCCCTTGGCCGTGATGAACAGATCGATGTTCGTGTCGCTTCCGATCGTCGAGATCGTCGGTCGGCCCCCGGTCGCAGCGTTCGCGATGTCGATGTGGTTCACCGCGCTCGCGACCGTCGTGAACGAGAGCAGCTCGTTCGCGTTGCTGTCCGAGATCACCGGCGCGGCAATGTTGAACTGCAAGCCGGTGGATCGCATCGTCGCGACGGTCGTGTTCGCGATCACATGGCGGATCTGCCCTGCGGTCGTCGAGGTGATGTAGCTCGTCTCCGCGCTGTCGACCGCGACCCGAGCGACGTTGTTCGTCGCATCGAGCACCGCGACCGGGATCCATTGCGCGCCGTCATACATCTTGAGCTCGAAGTTCGCCGAGGTCGTGTCCGACCAGAGCATCGAGCTCGTGACGTAGCTCGGCGCTGTCGATCCCGAGTGCGTCGAGTTGACGGCGTCCCGCCATGAGTTCAGATCTGTCGCGAGCGCGGTCCCGCTCTTGGTGTTCGGGTCGATCGTCCCGAAACTATACTGCGCCATTAGGTAGCCCTCTCTCTGCCGTAGCCGATCGCCTGATAGTCGAAGGATCGACTGATCGCCGTCCCGGCGCTGTTGCGGAATGTAACATCGAAGCCGGTGCGCGTCTTGCCCGAAATCGTGTAAAAGTCCCCGGTCGCCATATTCTGCGCGGCGATAGTAACAGATCTGAGCTCCTTGAACCACGGGGAGAACGCGACCGAGTAAGTGCCCGCGCCGGTGACGAGGTCGTTCCCATAATCGACGCGATCCGGCATGTCGATGACGGCGGTCAAGCCGCTGATAATCGGCGTGATCGTCGAGAACCGGGTCGTCAAGACAGCGCGGAACTTGAGGTGGCGCGCCGTGTAATCCCCGACGACGAAGCGCCGCCACCCCTGATAGACCGGCGTCGCGCTGTCCACGATCGAGTAGTTTACTTGCAGCTCGACCGTCACCTCGTCACCGGTGTCATTGCCTGTTAGATCGGAAATGCCCGCAAGTGTGAGCCACCCGGCCATCGTCGAGAGACCTCCGGACGTCGAGACGACGGCGTTGACGATCACGCGCGAGGAGTAGACCTCGCCGAGGTCCGTCTCCCCGAACTCATAGAAGCCCGTCGCCTCGTAACCCGTCTCGGCCGTAAACCCGATGATCGGGACCGATGCGAGCGTCGCCCAGCTTGCCATGTAGTTTGTGCTCGAGAGCTGGATGACCGCGCCGTTTACATCGACGTCGGTCTTCGTGCCCGTCCAGCTCGGCTCTTGCGTGAGCGTCTCGATCACGTTCTGCGCGGCCGGGTCTTCGAGCGAGGCGTTGATAAAGATCGCCAAGGCCGAGCGGTTTCCGAGGAAATCAATCGCCTTGATGCCATAGGATCCAGAGCGGCTCGGAACGGTGAACGAGCGCGCCTCGCGCGGGATCGCGTCCGAGAGAACGGTCATCGATGTCCATGCGGTATTGTTTTGGTCTGCCGAATAGCGGATCTCGTAGCCGATCACGTCAACCGCGATCGACGGGTAGGTCCATTCGACGTAGGTGTGCTCCCCGATCGTGTTGAGCGAGAAGGTGTCGACCTGCGGCGGCTTGGCGCTCGCGCCGATCACTTGGTGGTTCGCAATTTCGGCGAAGGCGCTCGTCGTCGCCTCGTCCGGCCCGATCGCTCGCACGCCGATGTCGTAGTTGATGCCGCTTTCGACCGGGAAGATCTGGACGTATTGAGTATCGACTGCGCTGTAAGGCATGTAAGTAAACGGATCTTCTGAGCCGGATCTCCGAAAGCGCGCTTGGAAGAACGCCGTCCGGGTCACGGTGCCGTCGTTGGTCTTGGCGGTCTTGCCGGGCTGCACATAGAGGAAGATCGAGGGAACGACCGCACCGCTCGAGGTGACTTGCAGGGCGGTTTCGTCCGAGATCACCTGCGAGATCTTCGGGATCGGTGGTCCGATAAACGATGCCGAAACCGGAGCAGATAGCACTGTCGTGTAAGGCGGGATCGTCGCGGCCGAGTTATAGACCGCCGGGGAGTAAGGGACGCACGTCACGCTTGCCGCGAGGTCGTCGATGTATTCGATCGCCGCGACCAGCACCTCGAGGCTCTCGATGTTCTGCTCGCCGAACTGGTAGAGATCGCCGACGTTGACCGACGCTCCGCCGCTCGTGACGGTCACGGTGTCGCTCGTGACGGTCGTCGAGGACGCCGCGACCGTGAGCGCGAGCGTCGCGCCGGTGGTGGTCACCCGGACGCGCAGCGTGTAGACCTTTCCCGCCTCCCGCGTCACCGGCTCGTCGAGGACGATCGTGTTCGTCGAGCGCGAGACAACGCGCCCGGACATCTGGCCGATCCCCGGCACGTCGTGCGTGAGCCTGCACAAGTCGCCGCGCAGCGCGACGAGATGCTCGATGTCCACCTCGAACGTGAAGATCTCCGGCCGAAGGCGCGCCGAGGCGATGTAATGCCTCCCGAGCTTGTAGACGTTGTCCGGGTTCGTCTGTCCGGGAAGGTCGATCACCTGAAAGTTCGTCGCGTTCGCCTCGTTGAAGCCGTCGTCGTAGACGACGCGCTCGTCCTCGCGATAGTCTGCGTTTCGATTAAAGAACCGGATCCGCAGCGCGTCTGGGATCTCGTTGTAGAGGATCCGCCCGGAGAAGTTGCGGGTGTTGCGCGGCGTGAAGTGCTGGACGACGGTCGAGCGCGGCTGCTCGATGACGACGGTCCATTTGTCATCGACATAGGCCGGGCTCGCCTTGCCCGCGTTCGCCACGTCCTGCAAGAGATCCCGGACCGAGAGCTGGAAGTCGATCACCTGATCGAAGGCGAAGCCGTTCGTCTGGCAGAAGGTGAACCACGCGCCGAGAGCGGCGTCGTTGATGTTCGCCGCCGCGACAGGCTTCTTGTTCGGCGCGCCCATGAGGACATAGCGGAAGATCGCGGCCGGGTTCGAGGTCGCGCTGGTCGCTGTCGTCCACGCCGAGCCGTTCCACGTCGGGATCAGGAGCGAGACGACCGCGTTGAGCTGATCGACGACGCCGTTGAGCTGGTCGGTCGCCTTGATCCTGAACGCGCTTTTCGCGATGCCCGGCAAGAGCACGGGTTGCGTGTTGGTATTGAACGAGCGCAGATCTGTCCAATCTGCTCGATCCAAGATCGTCTCGTTCGAGAGATTTTGCTCTGCCGAAGTGCGCCGGACTTGCACCTCATATTGCCCCGAGGCCAATCCAGTTTGGCGTTGCGAGACGCGCTTCACTTGTGCGGTGTCGTCCGTGTATGTCCGATCGAACCACGAAGTCCACGAGCCAGCGCCGACAAGCCTATATTGACCGACGATGCGCACCGAAGCGTTCTGTCGCCCCTCCGGGGTGTTTAAGAACAGCCCCGTCGGGAACGTAATTGTGAGACCGATTTCTGTGGTGTTGAGCGCGGTCGTCCGCGATACGAAGCTCGTCGTCATGCGGATCGAGAGATCTTCCTGCGAAGCGTCTCCGGGATAGAGCCCGAGCGTCGACGCACTGCCAGCGAAATCGTGCTCGACATCGACGTCGGTATAATCCTCAAGAGGAGTATTTCCGATCTTGATCTGCGAGACAGAAACCGGGCCATAACCCCAGATCAGAACGAAGCGCAGGAATTGATTATTCCCGTCGATCTCGGTGTAAGGTGCCGCGCCGTAAGGCGGGACCATCCGGTGCGTCCCGAGCACGACGGGGACGGTCTGAAAGGGCGAGATCCCGTTGCGCGCTGCGCTGATCGCGTAATGCGGGCTCTCGGCACGCCCTGCGTTGCCGCTCGGTCGCGTGCGTGGTGCAATCAACGCCGAGGCGGCATAAGTAATCGCCATCGCGATCGCCGCGCCCGCGATAGAGGCCGCGAGCGTTCCGGCGGTGAACCCGATTGCCGTCGTGATCGCTGGCGCGGCTGCGGTCGCGAGGACCGCGATGATCGAGACCGGATCCTGCGGGACCATCCGCAAATAGACCGAGGAGCCCGACTTCGGGCGGATCTTCGACCAGAGCTGCGGCTCGATATAATCGCCGCCGAGAAAGGCGCTGATATGCTCGCGATCGAGCTCGTCCGGGACCAGCGCCGAGATCAGCTCCGCGAGTGTGCCGGAAGGCGAGACGCGCACGACGAGCCGGTCGCCTTGCGCGAGCGGGTTCAAGACCAGCGTGACCTCGATGTATTCGGCCAGCGCGCTCTCTCTGTGGGGGGTCAGATCATTCAAGGCGATAAGCTCCGATCACGCGCTGCAAGAAACGGTTGTCCCCCTTATAGCGCGAAATGCAAGATCCTACGACTGCTTCCGCATGAAGAACGAAGCCGGGCTCGGTGACGATCCCGCAATGGGTCGCGCGCCGCTTGCCCCGGTGCATCCCCCACATGTGAAGCACGTCCCCGGAGCGCGCCTCCTCGAGCGGGATCTCGCGCCCGGTCGAGGCGAAGTCCGCGACGCTCTCCGCGCCGCCCTCGATCTGCTCCTCGAGCTCGTCGAAGCGCGGGAGCCGGATCCCGAAGACCTCGCTGTAGACCATGCAAACGAGCCCCCAGCACGACGTCCCGTCGCGCGTCGACCCGTTCCATGCGAACGGGATCCCGACATAGGCGTTCCACCAGTTAGAAGATGCCGGGGAAATTGGAAGGCGCGAAGGTTGCACTTGGGAAGGGCTCCGTCAGAAAGTTGTCGATCGTGAGGTCAATGTCCATCACGTCCGCGTTATAGCTTACCGATGCAGCCACCAGCCCGGAGACGCTCTGCAAGATGACCGTCGGCGCGGTGGCCTCGATGACCTTGAGCGAGAAGGCCGCGCGCTCGCGCTGTCCTGCGATCGTCCGCAAGATGTTGAGCTCGCTCGTAACGTGCGAGAGCGTGAGCCGTGCCCGAACTTGCAGCTCGGGGTCATCCGGCGGGAGCGTGACCGAGAACGGGAAGGCGATGTAGGTGTTCGCGCCGGATGTTATGTTTTCGGTGTTGTTGACGAAATAATATGTGCCGATCGCGCTGTGCGAGACCTCGAGCAGCACGAGAAAGGCGTTCGTCGTCGTCTGGGAGTTAACGGCCGTGATGACCGTCGTCGGAAGTGTGCGCGGCATTACGGGAGCACCTCGAGCGCGAGGTCGATGCGCCATTGCGCCGTTCCTGCGGTGCCGCCACCAGCGACGGCCGAGAGCGTCGGAGGCTGCACGAAGCGCACCGAGGCGGTCGAGAAGTCCGCCGGATCGATGAAGTCGAAGGCGTCGGTCCCCTCGGAGAGCGTCGTCTTGTAGAATGTCTCGAACGTCGCGCGCTGCGTGCCGGTGAACAGCATCGTCCCGGAGAGGAACCGCGCCGTCGCGGTGAACCGCTTGCGCTGCTTATAAGGCCCCGTGTCGGTCTGCGAGCGGATGAAGCCCTGCTGCCGCGTGTCCTGCACGCCGACCTCGAAGTATTGCGGAAGCGTTCCCGGCCAGATGGTCGACATACCTTAGCCCCTTTGCTGCAAGCGGTTTGACAGCCCGAACGTGCTGCGGATCGCCCGGTAGCTTGGCCCGCCGGACGTGATGTCCTGCGCGATCGCGCGTCCGATTTCGATGACGATGTTCCCGGCGCTGTCGCTCGAGGCGCTGGCCTCTTGCCCGCTGTAATTGTTGATCGTGACGCTCGGCGCGCCGCCACCGCTTGCGATGACGCCCAGCTTGCCGTCTGCGCCCCGCGAGAGCGGCATGATCGCCTCCGGCCCGGCCTCGCCCATGAGCCCGATCCCGTTGGCGAACGGGAAGACCGTCGGCCCGCCGACGACGCCGCCCTTGGCGAAGGCGGTGACGCCACCGGCGTCGAAGACGTTGCCGTTGGCCGAGAATATAGCCGAGATCCCGGATGCGATCGGCCCTGCGAATTGCTGGGCGAACAGATCCTGCGCGACCTTGGCGAGGACGTTCGAGGCGAACGAGAGCAGCGCGTCCCCGAGATCGGCGGTTCCCTTGAGGACGGACGCGAAGGCGTTGTTGAGCTCGTTCTCGATGGTGCCTGCGACGCCGATCATCAGCTTCGTGAACGGGTCGAACTTAGCGTTCAGATCCTCGAGCGCGCGGCTGTAGACTTCGCCGTTGATCGCACCGACCGCGAACAGCGCCTCGACCTTCTCGAGCTCTGCGGCGTAGCGTTCCGCCTCGGTGCGGGTGCTCTCGTAAAGGCGCGCCGCAGCCTGCTCGAGGTCGCTCGCCGAAGCAGCTCCGCCCTTTATCGTCTCAAAGAGTTTGCGGGTTTCTTCTTCTGTTCTTGCCGTGTCCTCTGCGGCGTTAATCGTCCTCCGCAGCTCTCCCTCAAAGAAGGTGCCCCCGACGGGAGCGTTGAGCGCGGCTCCCGCGCCTTGCCGGAACTCGAACTCGGCCATTGCCCCAGCCAATCCGACGGGGTTCCCGGCGAACTGCTGTCGGATCTCTGCGCGCCGCTGTGCGACCGCAGCATTTTCCGCCATTGTGATCGCGTTCGTCGCGGCCCGCCCCATCTCGTCCGCTATGCGAGAAGCCTCGCTGGCTGCCGAACTTAGCGCGCCCGGAAGATCCAAGTTCTTTAGATCGAGCCCGGCGAGCGCGGCCTCGAGAAGGGCGTTGTAGAGCTTTATCCCCTCGTCGGAGGCCATGTTTAGCCCGCCGGTGGCCTCGTCGATCGCCGTGGCGAGCGCTTGCGTCGCGGCGACGCGGCTCTCGGTCGTGTCGGCCTCTTTGACCGCCGTCATCTGGATAACGAGGTTCGCCGCCGATTGCTCGGTAAGCCCGAACTGTTCGGTGATCGCCTCAAGCCCGCGACGATAGGGTCCGATCATGCCGAGGACATCTTCGTAAGCGCGGCGACGACGGCCGAGAGCTGCCGCTTCTTCCTCGTTTAGCGTGAGGCTCCCCTCTTGGATCTGTTGCGTGACCTTCGCCACCTCGGCCTGCTCTCGCAGAGCGAAATTGAGGGCCGTCGCGTTGTCGAGCGCGCTCTGAAATGTCTGAGCCTCGAGCCCCGGCCCCATAGCCCCGACGACCGCGCCAGAGGCCGCGCGGAAGGCACGATCCGCCTCAATTTGCGCGATCTGCCGCTGGATGTTGAGCAGCTCCTGTGCCGCCGCTGCCTGCGCGCCATATTGGCCCGTAAGATCCGCTAAACTCTGCCCCTTCTGCGCGGCGTTGAGCCTCTGCATGACAGATGACAGCGCGTCGAGCTTGTCGGTGAGATCATCTGCAGCCTCGCCGGTGTCGAACAGCGCGGGAGCGAATGTCAGGAGTGCACCTACGGCAAGACCGACGACCGCGCCGATCGCACCGAAGCCCCCGAGGAGCTGCGGGAGCTGTTGTCCGAGCGTGCGCGTGATAGGAACGCCCATCTCCATCTGGACGAGGATGTCTTGAAGCTGGAAGCTCGCGTTCTGGATCCCGCTTGCGTTGTTCTTAAACGCCTGCCCTACGCCGCCCATCGCGCCGACGAGCGGTCGAGCGGTGCTTGCGACTTGCTTCTGAGCCGCGTCGGTGCGCCGGAGCTGATCCTCGAGCGTGTCGGCCGCGCCTGCCGCGCCCTTGGTGGCGCTGGTGAACTGCCCGAGCTGTTGCGCCGACTGCGCCGCGCCTTTGGTTTGGACCTCGACGCCGAGGGAGATCACGTCCATTTCTTAGCCCTCTCTTGGTGCCATAGAGCATCGAGTTCGGAGATCGCATCGACCTCGAGCGGCGTGAAGACCCGCCCCGTGAGCGAACTATACGCCAAGACCTCGGAAAAGGCTATCGGCGCGTCCGCCTGTCGAGCCCGGTGCAAGCGCAGAAAAACGCCCCAGAACTCGGTCATCGTCTCCGGTAAGGGCGGGACGTCGAGCTCTGGTGGTCGAACCCCCGTTGCCTTCGCGGCCTGCTCGTAATGCTCGCGCAGCGTGATCCCATCCTTGTCCTTCTGCGCGAGCAGAAAAACCGCCCCGGCGTGCGCGATCAGCTCCCCGAGGCTGCGCCGAAAAAATTAGCGCGGTCCGACGCCGCCGCGAAGACGTCATCGCGCAGCCACGACGGGAGCTTCCCGAAGATCTCGGGAGCGTCCTCGATCTTCGGTGTCGCGCCTCCGACTTCGATATGCCAGCGCGCCGTGATCCGGCCGAGGAACGCGATCAGCTTTTCGGTCGGATCCGCAAGATCGAGCCGAGCGACCTCGGCCAGCGCGTTGCGATATTGCCGGGTGTCGGATCCATAGAGCTCGATCCACTGAGGAGACCCGTCCGCGTGCGGGACGGGTTCCTTGGTGATCGGGTGCAGGATCTGATAAGTGTAGGTGTCGCGGAAGGTGAGGTCGTAGAGGTCCATGCGATGCCTTATTATGTCTTGGTGATCCGGAGCTGCGTCCCGGTCGAGCTGTCGCGCAGGGCGACGAACGGGATCGTGATGAGCCGGGATTGAGGGCTCGAGACCGGGACGGCCGCGCCGTTGATTTTGATCCGAGGCATGAGGAGCGTGTAGTTCAGACCGGCGACGCGGTCGTCCAGCACGATCGAGAGCGAGCTCTCGGTCTCCCCGAGGAACTTATCGATCAGCGCCTTGTCCTGATAGTAGACGGTCATCGTGCCCTCGAGCGTCGATTGCCCGAATTCCATTTGAGGAGTTGTCACCGATCCCAGCACGAAGGATGGGTTCAGGTTGTTGTTGAGCGTGAAATCGATCGAATTCACATAAGCGATCGCGCTGCCGCCTTCGGTGATCGCGCCGGAAAAGCTGTCGAAGGGCTCATTCCCGGAGGCTGCGGTCAAGCTCGCATCCAGCGGGGTTATGCTCTGGGTCATGTTGCGGCCGATGATCCCGAAGGTCGCCGTCGTCATCTGGTTCGGAGCGATCGAGATCTGCATCGTGTTTACCATGCAGCCGCTGAAGGCGCGAAACTGCGTGATGTCGAGCGCGCCGTCCTCGGCGGTGAACGACTTCACGGTCGTGCCGGTGTTCAGGATGTTGGTCGCGAAGGTGCCGAAAAGCGCAGCCTCGAGGAGGAAGTCATAGTCCGCCGGACGCATCTCGACGACGATGTCGCCCGAGACGGTGCGCTGCCCGTGCCGATCGATCCGAGGCATACGGTCGGGAGTGATCTCCGCCGACTGAACGCGCGTCTTGGTGAGATCGAGCGAGTGCGTGTTGAACGGGAGCGCGATCATCGCTGGCGATGCTGGTGTCGTTCCGTAGGTCACCTCTGAGATGTAGGCGAGCTGCGTTCTGGAACCCTGTGCAAAAGGCATTTCTGAGCCCTCCTTTTATGAGCTGGTGTATGTATACCACGAGATCGAGACGGTGACGATATACCACGGCGTATCGAGCACCGCGACCCCGCGTTCGGCGTAGTTGAAGCGGACGGTCACGCCGCCCGAGGTTAGACCGGTATCGACCGTGAACGCCGCGCGGATCGCGTCGGCCAGAGCGTCCGCTGCCGCCGGTCCTGCTCCCTCTGGGAGGTGCGCGGTCACGAGGAAGCTCCCGTCGTGCCGGATCTGCGGGTTCGGCCCGCGCACGGCCGGTCGGCTCGTCACCGGGACGAGCGCCATGCGGACCCAAGCGGTGTTAGTCGTCGGCGTGAAGCGGACGTTCTCCCAAGCGCGGTTTGCCGTCGACGGGATCCCCGAGACGTTGGCGATCTGTTGCTCGAGCGCCGCGCGGATGTCGTTCATCACGGTCATGGGATCCCCGTCGCCTTGATGTTGCGGATCTCGGTCACGACGTCGGCGGCGATCGCCGAGGATCTCGCCAGCACCTTGCGGAGGAACTGCGTCTTTGCCTCGACGAAGATCGCATAGTTCGCGCCGTTGAGGAGGTAGATCGAGCCGTCGAGGTTCGCGAGAGATCCGGCTTGCCCAGAGAGGCGCGCGAGCGTCGCGCCGGGCGCACCTGCGGTCGCCTCGCCGGGAGAAGCGCCGGGAGACCCGGTAAGCGTCGGGGAGAGAAACCACGACGCTCTGAGCCTCCCGGTCTTCACCGGCGTGCCCCGCACGACCTCAAGCGAGAGCCGGTTTGCAAATT